TCAGGCCTCCTCAACGTCGTGATACTCTTCGCACGCCTGCAGCGTGTTCTGGATCAGGGTGGCGACGGTCATCGGGCCAACGCCGCCGGGAACCGGGGTGATGTAGGACGCGCGTTCGGCGGCATCTTCATACACCACGTCGCCGACCACTTTGCCGCTTTCCAGACGGTTGATGCCGACATCGACCACAATCGCCCCTTCTTTAATCCACTCGCCAGGAATAAAGCCCGGTTTGCCCACCGCGACGATCAGCAGGTCGGCGTTTTCGACATGATGGCGCAGGTTTTTTGTAAAGCGGTGGGTGACGGTAGTGGTGCAGCCGGCCAGCAGCAGCTCCATGCTCATCGGGCGACCGACGATATTGGAAGCGCCAATGACCACCGCATTGAGGCCGTAGGTGTCGATATTGTAGCGTTCCAGCAAGGTCACGATACCGCGCGGAGTGCACGGACGCAGGCGCGGCGCGCGCTGGCACAGGCGGCCAACGTTGTAAGGATGGAAGCCGTCGACGTCTTTATCCGGCGCGATGCGCTCGAGAACTTTGACGTTATCGATCCCTGCCGGCAGGGGCAGCTGAACCAGAATACCGTCGATGGTCTTATCGGCATTCAGAGTGTCGATAAGCTCCAGCAGCTCGGCTTCGCTGGTGGTTTCCGGGAGATCGTAAGAGCGGGAGACGAAGCCCACTTCTTCACATGCTTTGCGCTTGCTGCCGACATAAATCTGCGAGGCCGGGTTGCTGCCGACCAGCACGACGGCCAGCCCAGGGGCGCGTTTTCCGGCCGCAACGCGAGCCTTCACTTTTTCCGCAACCTCAGAGCGTACCTGCTGCGCAATCGTTTTACCGTCAATAATTTTTGCTGCCATCAGAGAGAGGATTCCATCTGTATCTTTACGAAAGGGGGATGAGGATATTTTGTCAGAAGCGGGCCTCGCTGTCAGTCCTCGTTTGCTGTTTTATCCTGTCTGAGGCTAATTTAGCCTGTTATGACCATAGTTATTACATGGTTATAGGTGCGTTGCGCCTGGCCACTGAGTCGATTTACGCGCGCATTAGGCCCAGCGGTATGCTTCTTGTACAGTTGGTGGGGGATATTTCGCCAGCGTCGTATAAGCCCCGCAGTTTCCTGGCAAAATGGATTGACTCAACCGACGTGGACCGTATAATTCCACGCGTTTCACTCCGCGAAGCACTCGCTTCTCAGGGCGCCCTTAGCTCAGCTGGATAGAGCAACGGCCTTCTAAGCCGTAGGTCACAGGTTCGAATCCTGTAGGGCGTGCCATTAAGAAACAATAACTTACGCCAGTTTTAAACCAGCCTGATTTCCTCCTTGTGTCGTATTTGTGTCGCTAGCGCCAAAAATGGCGTCAATTTTCCGTGCGTGTTCGGTCAGGTGGTTCGGTGCCAGGTGAGCATAACGACGCACCATCTCGATGCTTTCCCATCCTCCCATTTCCTGTAAAACAGAAAGCGGGACGCCGGACTGGATCAGCCAACTCGCCCAGGTGTGCCGAAGGTCGTGAAAACGGAAATCCTCGATCCCCGCTTTTTTCAACCCGGCGCGCCAGGCGTTATTGTCATCCACCCGCATTTTTCGAACTGCGGGCGTTAGCGTTCCATCAGGGCGGTGTTTTGCCGTGGTGTGAACGAACACCCACCGGGAATGCTTCCCTATCTGCTCCCTTAATACCCTGCATGCGGTATCATTCAGAGCTACGCCAATCGCCTTGCCCGCTTTTGCGTTCTCCGGATTTACCCATGCAACCTTTCTCTGCATATCGACCTGCTGCCACTCAAGCCCGATGATGTTTGAGCGGCGCAGGCCGGTTGCCAGTGCAAATATCACCACTGGCTTAATGCTCTCCGGCATGCACTCGATCAATCGCTCAGCTTCTTCTCTGGTCAGCCACCGTATCCGCTTGCTGATCGGCTTGCGGGTTTTGATAACAGGAGCTGTTTTTATCCAGCCCCAGTCATTCGCCGCGGCCCTGAGAAGGGATCGAATGAAGGAAAGGTGTTGCGCCTTCGTCGCCTGCGAAACCTGCCGTGGTTTGTACTCCGGAACCGGCTTTCCCTTCCTCAACGCGGCATCACGTTTACTCTCCCACACCTGCAGGTGCTTACGGTTGATCATCCCGTTAACGGCTTCATGAACTTCCTCCGCCGTTATCTTCGAGACATCACGGCCGGAAAAATGCTGCAGCCAAAACTCAATTTTGGTTTTGTCATCATCCAGCGATCGCTTATGGTCCTTTTCCCGCAACCACCGGATGCAGCACTCTTCGAAGGTTCTGACGGGCAGATCGCCGATCTGATCAACCCGCCACGCTTCCGCCTTCAGCTTGTCGTGGAGCTCCTGAGCCTGCTTTTTGTCCCCCGTGCCAAGAGATCGCCTAACTCTTTTTCCTGACGGCGTAAAGAAATGACAGTGCCACACGCCGCCCCTGAGGGTGATTGACATAAAACTTCTCCTTTATGTTCACCCGCGTTCGCGATGACAGGATCGCGCGGGGTTTTCAAATATGCAATACACGCCGCCTCAGTCGTTCTGTACTTGTTGCCGACCTTGCGGCCGGCGAGCTCCCCAGACTCAATCAGGCGGTAGATCACCCGCGCAGACACGATGAGCAAATCGGCGGCCTGCTGTGCTGTTATCGGTTTGTCAGATGCCATATCACCTCCGATGCTTACCGCGTAATTCCTCTTCTTCCTGACAGTCAGCGCAGCGATGGCATCCAGCCACCAGTTCCCTGCGCCGATCGGGTATCTCTTCCCCACAGTCGCGGCAGTGAGTAGCTGAAACAGCGTTATGGTTGATGCGACATTTCGCAATGGCGGCTTCCCGCTGGAGTTCCGCTAACTCGTTGGCCTGATCGATGATTTCTGCGCTCATGCTGCACCGCCTTCGCTTTTTTCCGCTTCAACCGCCATCTGCTCAAGCTTTCGTGAAAGCTCGGCAGACAGTGCCAGGAACTCTTCCTCTGTCGCTACCGGGATCGGCACAAAACGGATGCCGATGTGAGCGAGGCCATGTGCCGCCTCAAGGCATTTCCTTAAATCAACGGGAGAGGCTCTGTTCATGCTGCACCACCTTCAACGCGCTCAAACGAAATGACCCAAACCCAGGGGTTGGCATTCCAGTTTTCCTGCCCGTAGATTGATTGCCACAGGTAGGCAAAAGCATCGGTAGCGTCAGGCTCTGGGTTGGCGCATCCGCATGGCTCAGGTTCCCCGCAATTAAGACAGCCACCGTCAATAATGCCTTCTGCTCGCGCATCCTCTTCGCTGATAGCGTTCAGACGCTCAACGCGCACGTCGGTTATTTCCAGCAGAATGCGGCTGGCCCAGCGTGGCATGTGGATAGATGGTCGCCAACCATGACGGAGGTTATCGTCAAGGTCACAGTATTCAGGCCTAACTCCACCATCGGCGGCATATTCGCAGTATTCCGGTGTTTCGAACTTTTCAGGATAAGCGCTGTATTCTTCGAATAACTCCTCATGAACAAGCGGACCCTGAAATGTTTCGCGTACCCAGATGCGGTCGCCGACTGCGCCAAATGGGCAAGAGATAGCACCCAATACAGGATTCATTCCTGTGTGGTCTTTTTCGCCGAGCACAACAAAAATTTCTTCTCCGTTGATGTCCCATTCCTGGCAGAACTTCACGGCGCCGTCAGCCCCTTTAACAATCCGCCGGGTCTGCGTCTTCCGACCGTCGAGGATGGCGCGCACCATCTCCCCGTTAAAAATCATTCCGCGTTCTTTCATGATTCCACTCCATACCGCCCATTCATGCGGCCAATAACACTTACAAATTTCACCAGGCTGACACCCATCGGCTTTACCTTCTCGTAGTGCTTGCGAAGGATGGGGGGGGCATACAGCGTTACACTTCGGTTTAGGCTTTACGCTCATCGCTTTGGTTATCTCTTCTGCGCAGCGACGAGCTTGGGCGCGGAGAGCGTTTTCTTTTTCTTCTGGCGTCATGCTGCCTCCCGCTTCTTGTTGGGATGGGGTGCATTCGAAAGGAAAACCGCCTTTGCAAATCCAAGAGGCGTTGCGCTGCGAATGTTGGCGCGCTCGTCGCTGGGCGGACATTCGTGAATTCGGTTGTCCGGATACCAGTCAGTCACCAATCCGGCAAAGGACGTTCCGGATATAGCCTCGATCGCCTTTTTCTTCGGCACCATGCGGCCGCAGGCCACCTTCACGGCGTCGATAGCCGCTTCAACCATCGGGTGCATATTCTCTGCCGGCGCCTTGAAGCCGTTACCCGTCCAGAGGCAGGTCTGCTTCGTGTAATTGTCATCCGTGCACAGCCCAGTGAACTGGTATGGATGGAACGTGTAATCGGCCGAGCCGAAGATGCTACTGAACACGCTCACCGGGTTTTCGAATGCCCACGGGCAGCCGGCCGCCAAGCCAACCATCCGGCATTGCTCAGCGACCAGCGCGGCCTTGCCCTGGAAATGCGGGTCTTTGGCGCGCTTGGACTCGAACCAACGGGACCCGGAAACAGCCACGTCCGTGCATGGTGGGAAGCCGATGACGATGACGACGTTCTCAGAGCGGATGATCTGAGATAGCCGCGGCATCGCCTCAAGGATGGTTGCCGATATGCGCTCAACAGGACCGTCGATCGAAGTTTCAGGGTGCTGCGGGTCCACCAGGACGGCGCGATAACCTGCTTCGACCCATGGCTCAGCCATGACGCCAGTGATATCGCACAGGCAGATAATGGTTCCCTTGCTCATGCTGCCTCCGTCTTAACAACGTCGATGGCGCATCCAGGTATCAGCTCAACTGAAGCGGTGGCGCATTGGTTCCCCCAGTGGCTCCAGCCTGGCGCTGCACTGCGACTGAACAGCTCAATCCGCGGCACGTCGCCGTAGAGAAGTTCCAGGCGGTGGCGAACTTCCCACGGCTTCTCGCTGTGCGCGCCGAGTGGGCTGTAGACCACCTGCTTAATTCCAGCGTGCTTGCGTTCCAGCCCGGCGCCGCGGGTGGCGATCAGCACGTCTTCGGTATTGGCTCGGGTATGGTTGCCACCGTTCATGCGCGTCTCGGCATTCAACAGGTCGAGGAAGTCGTAAAAGTCGGTCACATCTCCATCTGCCAGAGCCTTGGTAATGCGCAGCTCAGCCAACTGATTCAACTTCACCCAGGTGAAGCCCTTCATCGTGCGCACCGTAAAGCCCCAGGCCTCGGCCAGCTCGATCGCCTCCTGGTTGTGGGTGCCGGTGTACCACATCGCCAGAACAGCGTTATCCGCGGCGAGCTCCCATACCGGGAGCCGCTTCATATCGAGCAGGCTCATGGTGGGGTAGTGGTCGACGGCGGCACCGTTGCTGATCTGGTTCCCGTAAGACCAGGCCGGGTCGGCATAGATAAGTGAGTAGCGGTTCATTGCGCACCTCTTTTCGTGTCTGCCTTTCTCATGCGGCTTAAAGTCCTGGATACCGACGCAACGCTTCGGCCCATCTTCATGGCGATGCTTTTATGCGACTCGCCGGCAGCGCGCAGTTCAGCGGCGATCTGCTTCTCTTCTGGCTTCCATGGCTTGTAGACAAACGCCGTGCTGATGGAATAGCTTTGTGCCAGGCGGTAGAAGTTCGCCTGACTAATCCCCAGCGCATCCGCTGCGCGACAGGCAGGCATGGTTCCGGCTACGGCGCGGAATTGCTCTGGTGTGATGCTCTGCTTATTCATTGTGCCTCCCGAGATAACCGGTAAATTTCTCCGCCAAGTGTCCCGTTTCCCCAGCGCTCGACGGTCAGGAATGGCTTAACCATTTCCAGTTCAGGCGCCGAGATGAACACTTCTTTCATCTCAAGTGCTGGCGCCCACCCGGCGTAATAAGGTTCATGAACATTCAGGGTTATCCCTGCGTTGTGCCCAAGGGCGCCCGCTGCGGTCTGCCAGCGATGAAATACCGTAATGTTGTTCCGCGCGTCCTTGCGCAGGATGGACAGGATTGACTCAGCTGTTACTTTCATGGCTGCCACCACTTGCGGCTTGTTTCAGCTCTCTCAGGCGGATGCCGGTAACGTCTCTGCACTTCGTCTGATGTTCAGGGAAGCCATGAAGGCTGTTCCATGCTTTCCCGTAGTTATCCTGCAGGGCCTTCGGATCGTTCTCTGAGCCTGCGTAAGCAGTGAAATCAGCGAGAATCTGATCTGCGTCTGCTGGCCTTACCTGGTGAGACTCATAGTCAGGGTCCACAGTCGTCTCTTCTGTAGGGATGCAGAACGCCTGAAAGGCTGCATATTTGTACGCAATCGACATGGCTTTGTTCGTTGCTTTATCGCCGCTGTCCATCGCCTCGCCGTAGGTGACGACGGTATGAATGCTTCCGTCCTCCGTGCTGACAAAATCGAACTCTGCCCGGACGGTTACATAAAACAGCGCGCTACCATTTTTGCTGGTTCTTTCACAGCATGACCGCTCAGTACACCGCGGGAGGATCAGCAACTTGTGCTTCACCAGGGCGGGGGCCAGAGCGTTGTAAACGTCATCGATCCCACGGAATGCGTAGTTGACCTGGCTGCCCTGTTTTCTGGCCTTGCTGATGCCTTTCTCTGCCAGCTCTCCGGCCACAGCGCTGATAGCGGCGTATACTTTTTTATCCGTCATTGGAAATCCCCCGCGAATTCATCCCAGCTGATCACCGGGTTCTGCCGTTCCGCAGAAAGGTTTACTGGTTCGTCATCGTCGAAATCACGTTCGCCGATCGCATCGCTCATCAGCTGAATGAATTCGTCGTCATCCCATTTTTCAGCCGCGCTCATGCTGCTTTCTCCCGATGAGTAATGACGTAGCCATGCTCCACCAGACATTCGATCACCACGTCCCAATCCAGTTGCATGAGGACTTCACGACTGTTAACCGTCCCAGATAGCACCACGTCTTCCAGCTCGACGGTTAACGTGTTATGCGGGCCTACAGATGTGCGCATGTCTGTGCATTCACATTTGATATTCATAAGAGCCTCAAAAAAGGTTGTTATTAATAACTTTGTTATTTGCAAATTCGCCATGGAGTTTCAGCCGATAATCCTTTAATGCCGACTCAGCATCTTTAAGTGACAAATAACTCCCTATTTCTTTGTTTTTCCCTTTTATGGATATGCTGGCCCGGAATCTTTTCCTTCTGCCATCCCAGCTAACACCCTTTACTCCTGTTTTGTTATTTTTCCCGGCTGCGCTATTCCACATATTTTGTTCAGCGGTGGCTTCTCTTAGGTTATTGATTTTATTGTTTTCTCTGTTGCCATCAATGTGGTCTATCATGTTGACTGGGAATGTTCCATGCGTAACTAGCCACGCGAGGCGATGAGCAAAATAAAACTTCCCGTCAATTTTTATGAGAATGTAACCTTGTCCATTTTTGCTTCCTGCGATACATCCAGACTTAGCCTTTCCCCGGCGGTTAACCTTCCAAGTAAATAACCCTGAATCAGGCGAATAATCTAATAACTCATCAAGTCTTTCTTTATTCAGCATGCGTGCCTCCCGGCGCGATGGAAGCCGCCTGATAGCTCAGTTAAATTCTTCGTTTCGATTACCGGCTGAGACCTTGTCCCAACCCGTTCAGATAAACTTCAACCAGCAAGTCGGTTGTGTAAGTCCGCTCAATCCCGCGATGCAGGTACAGGCGGCCGCGTTTATTTGCTGATGCTGTCCAGGTACTTTCCCGATGCTTAACGAGCATCCCTGGGAGAACGGCGCCGCGGTTAACGGTCTGTGTCCCGTAATGATGACTAACCATTGAACACCCCCGCAGCGTGCAGAATTTTGATAGCCACAGCCGACCAGATAACACCGCAGATCAGCAGGCAGTAAATCAGTGAACGAATGCCTTGTTTGCTCATTTTCCACCCCAGAACGGATAGCTAACTGCGAGGACAGCAACCAAAAACGGAACGACCTTTAACCAAAAATTACGCCATGCAGGCTTGTCTTCTTCGCGGATCATCTCTTCACCTTTGCCTTATCGCGGCTAACGGGACATTTTGACTTCACCCCGGCGTTGCCGGTGTTGTTTGGATGAGTTAATTTAAAACCATAGTTGTTTTGTAGTCAACAACAATAGTTGTTTAAATGGCTGGAATGGTTTTATTTGGTTGTTTTTATTGGTTATTTATTTTTGTAAAGCGTGCTGGTAAGCTCAAAAAAACGCCAAAGAGGGTAGCGCCATGTCGAATGAGGATGAGTTTTTCGCAGAGATGCACCCACAGATAGCTCAGGTTATCGGGATAGCGGTTATGCAACTGCTGGTTGAGAAGCGCGAGCCATCAAGAGAGGCGCTGATAGAGATGATTCAGGTGCTGTGGCAGGAAGACCAGGTCGATCTGGCTGTGGAGCTGGCACTGGATGTGCTGATGCTGCGGGAAGAGTAGGGCAGTAAAAACCCGGCGCGATGTGCCGGGTCAATCTCTTTAAGACTTCATAGACTCTTCTAATTCAGCCACTTTTCTGGCTGCAGATTTTAGTCTTTCAATACGCTCGCTATTCCATTCAACATCAGCAGAGCCGGTAGGTGCATAAGCCCTAACATTCCCTGACAGCAGTTGTGCAGTAATCTCATCATATTCAGGGTGTTCTCTAAGCGGAATCGTGCTTACATTTTCTGAATTAGCGGCATAAAATCCTGTATATTTCATCAGAATCCCCCTTTGTTGCATTGCGACCATAATGGCATTGTAGTCCATGTTCTCATCTTGGAGGTTTCCATCACCTGTCGTAATGTTACAAAATTTGACTTCCCCACCTGAGTAAGGGTCAAAAGTTTTAGCGATAGTGACGGCTGTTTTAACACATCCACACTGCATGAATGTATGCCCGGCAAAGGGACTTCCTGATCCTGAAAACACTGCATGAATGTGATTGTTATCTTCAGGATCTACTAGAGCATGCTTTGGCCCAGCATCAAACAACCTCTCACCTGTTGAAGATACGAGCATTACAGAAACCTTAAATTGATTATTTTGCTGCAAGTCAGGCAAGGCTTCCGGGTCGAAAGGTTCCGCTAGCCACCATTGCTTTAATTTCTCAATGGTTAGGCCATCTCCAGCACAAAAAATGGCACCACCAGCGCGATGAACGATCTTATTGAAACCTGTGTCATCAGCAAAAAGAATATAATTTCCATCGAGTAACGTCAGATTTGCAGACCATCTGGTGTCAGATGCCACCAAGTGTTTATCGCAATCATATGCTGTTGTTGTCATGAAAGGTCGCCAAATAGAGCCAAAGTTCAGGAATTCTACACGACTGAATATTTTTAGCTAATCGGTATAACTTATCAGTTATGAGTAGAATCAACTCCGTATTAACTTTGGTTTTTCGATGTTAAAAAACTAAGCAAGCGCTTAATTATCCATGCTTCCTGTACGTCTTCGGCATTACCAAAAACACATCGAACTACCGGTCTGGCTCACTCAAAGTCATCCCGCTCATCCTTCCGCTTGAGGAAAACTTTATCCAGCCTGAGCACTATCCCAACCAGTCCGATAATCAGTAAAGTAATGAGTATTGGGATAATCAGATCAGACATGCTTCCTCTGTGTGCTAAGGCTTTACCCATGCTTCCTGTACGTCTGCGGCATGCTGCCGATCACCTTGCCGAACACGAACACCCGATTCATTTCGTCTTTCTCGATCGGGTCCCAGGCTGCATAGCTCTTGTTGTCTGAGATAACCAGCAGCTTGTCCTTCATCTTCTGCAGGCGCTTGACGTGAGCGGTGTCGTCGTACAGGAACGCGTATATCCCGTCGCCGTCAAAGCTCTTAACGCTGATGTCGACGAACAGCAGATCACCAGGCTCAATCGTGCCAGACATGCTGTCGCCCCGGACGTTGATGATCCGGATGTTTTCAGCCTTGCGCCCATCGAACATGTGGCGCGCTTCCGCTGGCGCATATTCAACGGAGTGGAGAATCTCCACGAACTCCTGATTCACAATGCCCGGGCCAGCACTGACGGCCAGATCCAAAATGTCGACCCTGAACACATCATGATTTATGTGTGATGGCTTCTTATCATCGTCACCATCAGCTCTCATGGCGCCAGTTCCCGAAGAAAGCCACTCAGGTCTCACCCTTAAAGCCTTGGCTATATCGAGCAATTTTGTGGTCTGAGCAGCTCTTCCAGTTTCAATCTTCTGGATCGCAGCCTGACTAACCCCAACAGCATCTCCCAGAGTCTTCTGGGTCATGTCGGCAGCCTTTCTGGCTTCTCTTAATCGTTCTGCAAGTGTCGTTTTCATCTTCTCAATTTACAACCATGGTTTTATAGCGGCAAACGAAAATGGTTGTTGACTAAATACAACTAAGGTTTTATTCTTTGTTTGTATTTACTACGGAGGTTGTCATGAACCCAACCATTAAAACCGCAATTAATATTGTCGGCTCTCAGAAAAAGCTTGGTGAAGCCTGCGATGTTTCTCAGCAGGCGGTTTACAAGTGGCTTCACAACAAGGCCAAGGTTTCGCCTGAACATGTTAACAGCATCGTAAATGCAACTAATGGGGAGGTTCAGGCGCATCAAATCAGACCAGACCTTCCAAAGCTATTCCCTTCACCGAAGGGCGTTCCGGCCGCCTAACCAGCGGCCATTCCAAACAACACCAGAGGAAGTATCACAAATGGAGAGTTCAACGACACGCAACAAAGTGGAGGCTCGCAGGATAGAAAGCTGGTTACACAGCCAGATAGCTGAACTGGGGACCACGAATATCGCCAAAGTGGCCGGAGTGAATAAGTCGACGGTGAGTCGCTGGCGGGAAAGTCTGCTGCCGAACATGTCGCTGCTGCTGGCCATCCTGATTTCTAACAGGCCGGGAGAGAAAGGTGACTTTGAAGCATAAGTGGGAACAGAAAGGCGAAAGCCGCAGTGCTGGAACACTAACGGCTTTCTACGCGAATTAACTGGATCAATTCACAGGAATAATTATGAGTTCACTTTACCAGCTTTACAAGCACAAAGACAAAAACGGCACCGGTACGGTGGTGAACAAAACTTACACCGTTCCTTTGTCAGAGCTGTACGTCGAGCCCGGACTGAATATCCGCGAAATCGACCAGGATCACGTCGCTGAGTTCCGCGATGCGTTTATCGCTGGCGAATCGGTGCCTCCGCTGGACGTCCAGGTTACCGAGAAGGGCGTGAAGGTTATCGACGGCCACCACCGCTATTACGGCGCCATTGAAGCGACGAAAGCAGGTGCTGACATCATCCGCCTTGAGTGCAAAGACTTTGTCGGTAGCGAAGCTGACCGGATCGCCTTCATGGTCACCAGAAACCAGGGCAAGCCTCTCACTGCTCTGGAACGCGCAACTGCATATCAGCGTTTGAGAAATCAGGGGTGGGAGCCGGACGAAATCGCGAAGAAGGTTAAGCGTTCTCTGTCCGACGTCGACTATCACCTGCATTTGCTGACCTGCGGAGAAGAGCTAATCAGCATGGTGCGTGCCGGCGAGGTATCCCCCACAACCGCGGTTGCACTATCCCGCGAGCACGGCCCCCAGGCGGCCTCTGTAGCTGTTCGCCAGATGGATAAGGCCAGAGCGTCAGGTAAATCGAAATTAACTCGCAGCGCGGCGCTGCCGCAGTTTAGCGCAGCAAAGGCGCGCCAGTTTCTCCAGATAGTCGCTGATCAGGCTGACATTGAACTACCAGCTGATGCGCGCGCCATCCTGGACAACTATCGCGAATTCCTGAAAGAGGCCGGCTGGGAGAGTGAAGCATGAACACCGCAGAAATACTCAAGTTTCCCGGCGCCGCGCCGGGGCAATTCAGGAGCAACCGGATGGAAAACCAGAAATCTGGCTACATCCCGTTGTACCGGAGCGTTCTCAAGCAGTCCTGGGCAAAAGATGTGTACCTCAGAACCCTGTGGGAAAACCTGCTGCTTAATGCTGCTCGTCAGCCATTCAGAGCGACTTTCAAAGGTCATGAGTGGTCACTGCTGCCCGGTCAACTGGTGGTCACAGCGGCCGATTTAGGGCTGCAGCTTTGCGACCGGAAAGGGAATCCTACTAGTCGCGATTCAGTGGAGAGAATGCTGGCCGTTTTTGTGCGCGAAGGGATGATTTCTATCGAAGGTGAGAAGCAAAAAGGGAGAGTGATCACCATCACAAATTTTGCAGAATATGCTCAAAAAACAGACAATTTACCCGCACATGAAGCCGCACATGAAGCCGCACATACTTCCGCACATGGCGAGCCCAGCAATGGCGCGGGTTTGAAGGTGGTGCCCGCACATGATGGCGCACATGAAGCCGCACAAACAACCGCACAACATGAACAAGAAGGTAATAACAAGAATAAAAACATTAAAAGATCTTCGTCCGAGAATTCTGGCGAATCCTCTGACGTCCGCCTGAAGAAATTTTTGTCTGCTCATCCTGATGCTGCGGTTTACACGCCCAGCGGAAGCAAGTGGGGAACCGCTGAAGACCTTCGGGTTGCCGAGTGGATTTTCTCCAGGGTCAGGATGATCAATCCAACCTGCAAAGCCCCTGACATGACCGCCTGGTCAAACACGGTTCGACTGATGCGTCAGATCGACAACCGCAGCCACCAGGATATTTGCGGCATGTACGACTGGGCCAGCAAAGACTCGTTCTGGCATCGCAACATCCTGAGCCCTGATGCGCTGCGCAAGCAGTGGGACAAGTTGACCATGCAGCGCAGTACGCCAGGGATTCAGGTTGCCGGGAAGTCAAAAGTCGACCTGAACAACACTGACTGGATTTACGGGGTGCTCGAATGAAATCAATCGCTGAAAGCATGCACAACTTCGACCGGGAAAACTTCCAGCGCGTGGCTGCCGGGCTTCCTGAACTGCATGACGAGCAGGCAGTAAAGCGCCAGGCGGCAAAGACTGCTGAGATCTTCAACGAACTGTTCCGCCAGTTGCTCGCTGTGTTCCCGGCTCTGGCCAGCAAAACACCCGAGGAGATGAACGAGATGCGCCGGCAGTGGCTCCTGGCGTTCAAGGAAAACGGGATTGTCTCCATGGAGCAAATCAACGCCGGAATGCGCGTTGCCCGCAAACAGGATCGCCCATTCATGCCATCGCCGGGTCAGTTTGTCGCCTGGTGCAAATCGGAGTCAGCCATTTCCGCCGGGCTGCCTGATGCAGTGGAGCTGATCGATATGGTTTACCAGTACTGCCGGACCCGCGGGCAATACCCGGATGCAGAGTCGTATCCGTGGCCAGAGCACAACGTCACACCGGTAACGCTGAAGCACAAGGCCTGCTACTGGATGGTTACTGGCCTGTACGCAGATATGCGCGCAAACGGCCTCAGTGACGCTGAGCTGCGCCGCAAGGCTCAGGATGAGCTGATGCGTATGGTGCGTCGTTTAAACGCAGGAGAAGCGATTCCAGAGCCGGTTAAGCAGATTCCAAAACTTGGTGGTCGGCCATTAAGTCAGGAGCAGGGGTTAAACAAAATCGCAGAAATTCGGGCGAAATTTGGACTTGGGAGAGGGAGGTCATGAAAAAGAACTCTGGCAAACAAGCCGTTATTAACTTCATCGGCCAGCATCCTGGCTGCAGCTTTCAGGATATCCGCCGCGGTACCGGTCTTGACTCTTCAGTCGTCAATTCCTCCCTGTGGCAGATGCACCGTGACGGACAGGTTAAGCGTGAAGGTGAGTGCAGGAGCTACCGCTACACCCTGATTGACACAACAGCCGTAAACGACAGCGATCCGTCTGTTCAGTATCGCCAGAGTCCTGGCGGCGTAAACCCAATGACCAACCTGTTTAATCAGTGCCTGGCGGGAGTAAGAAAATGAAAAACGAAGTCGAACAGATTGCACTGCAAAACGATATGAGCATTGAATTCGTAACCTGGTTCTTTAACGAGAAGAAGGCGGGGTGCGGAAATGTCTGGTTCATGATGATGGCTGCAATGTGGGAGGGCTGGAAAGGTCGTAGCATCGAAATGGATAAGCTGGCTGCGGAGAATGTGGCGCTGAAGAATGTATTTAGCCAGAAGGAAATCCCATCCGAAGCAGTCGATGCATTCATGGAAACCGCAGTAATGGATCATGACTGGAATGAAACCTCCGAGTGGTCATGGGTTGAAAACGAAACAGAGGTTATCCACGCCGTTCTTGACGCACTTAAGCCTGAAACCCCCGCCACCGATCGCATCGTAGCCGAAGCCGAGGCGCGCGGAGTTGAGAAGGCCATCGCTCACCTGGAGAAGAAGTTCAGCAATATCGGCGTGCAGATCATGAATTTGCAGTGGCTGGCAGACTCGCTGCGCGAGGGGGCCGACAAATGAGCATCGCCACTTATCTCAATACCGGTTTAGCCATTCTGGGATGGGCATACATCATGGTTAAAACAGGCCAGTGGATTACCAAAAATGCTCTAAGGCAGTGGGACAAGCGTCGTAAGGAATCTCGCCGCCAGAAAGCTGTGAATGAGTTTTATGACGCCTTTGAGCTTAACAGCCTGGAACCTGGCTCTACCGTTCGCCTGGCCACTAAAGGCGACCTGACAATCATGATGTTCCGCAGCGAGGGGGCCGACAAATGAGCAACCGTTTTTACATGCTTTGCACGCGAGAAACTGTGGGGAGCAACGCCTCGTTTCATTGCCATAACGGAAACGGATACAGCTCCAATATCGACCGCGCGCACGTTTATACGCAGGAAGAGGCGCAGAGATGCTGGGACTACGGGAGAGAGATTGACCAGCCGATTTGCGCTGATGCTGTTGATGCCCTGGCTGTATGGCATGTGGATTGCCAGTACATCCCATGCGATAGCGTGGTTGAGCAAGGTTGCAGCGCATACGTTGCGTATAAAAAAAGTGACTGGAACGGGAACGATGTTTACTGGTTACAAAGCGGAGGGTTGCCAACCGATGATTTCAGCAAGGCATTCGTTTTTGTATCCGCCAACACGGATGAGCCAGGCGTTGTGTGGCTGCCCTTCCATATGGCAGATGCAGTAAAGCGCCGCACGTTCAATATCAATGATTTCAACCGCCGAACTATGGTTCAAGGTGCCGGACTGGTGATGCCTGAATGGCTAAAAAAATACAATCGCAGACAGAAGGCAAAAAGTGGAAAGGTTCGCTGGAACTGCCCACATTGTGGCCGCATTACCTGGCAATACAACCCATACGACTTTGATGGATGCAGCAATTATAGCTGCGAAGGATGGCGAGCATGACAACTGATATCACCGAACTGGTGCAGAGAGCCAGAATCAACGCTGAATGTGGTGAGCATCTTTCCCCGGCGGAGACCATGGAGCTGGTAGAGGCACTGGAATCAGAGAAACGTATTTGCGCAACGTGGAGAAAAACAGCTAAGTCGACCGGTGAAAAGCTGGAGAAGGCGCAGACCATCAACGCTGCAGCCGAAAAGCTGGTCCGCTGCAAAGGTCGCTATCACAGCGAGCAGAACTACCGATCACTGGCGGCGCTTTTTGGTGTGACAACTCCAGACCTGCCGCCGCTGGAGCATGAAAACGTCCATTATGCCGATGCTGCAGAGATGGAGATCGCAGCACTGCGCCAGCGCATCGCCGAGCTGGAGTCCCGCACCGTGAAGCTGCCAGACTTACGGCAGATTGTATCTGGGGACAGATATGTCTGGTCTGATGGTGTTTATAACTACAGCCAGGACGTAAAGGTAGCGCTGGCCGCCGCTGGCATCAAGGTGGAGGCTGAGTGATGGCAGAGCGCTGAAAATTTATCTCACTATCGCATTCATCGGCTTGAGAGCTATGGGGTGTTGGTGATGCATAAAGCTCGCGTAGGACACAACGCTTTACATAGACTTTAATCAAGGCCCTTTTGGGCCTTTTCGTTTATGATGACAAAAACTCTCTCAAGAGTGACATCAAATGAAAAAGAAGAAACTCTCTTCCAAACAGCAGTATCAATTAGATGTTGAACTGGTAAAAATAAAGCCAACTAACCGAACAGAGGCAAAAGCTCATTTGGCGGCTCAATTGCGTATCAGTAAGTTCAAGTCTAAAGGTAGAAGGGGTTTTAATTCTGCCGCAAAAAGCGCCAAAGAATCACTGGATATAGCCAATGCAATTCGGTTTGGTGAAGGGGTTGTGGAGTCCGTGGACACAGCCCGTATACCTGATAGCAATAAGCGCTGGCGTGGGAGGACCGCAGATTAATGTCAAAATACAACATTGCAGCCAAAAGCCAGGAAGAGCGAGACAAGGTCAACGTCGACCTGGCAGCGTCCGGCGTCGCCTACAAAGAGCGCCTGAACATGCCAGTTGTCGCCGAAGTGGTAGCCAGAGAACAACCTGAGCATCTGCGCGAGTATTTCATGGAGCGCGTTCGCTACTACCGCGAGCAGAGCATCCAGCTACCCCGAGCATCCGATCCGCGCTATCTGGAAATGGCCAGTCAGAACGAGAAAAAATAGCCTATGCTCGTTTTGCAATTCGGGATTTAGCCCGTCATAATTATCTCGTCAGTCTGGACAACTGACAACTTTACCCCGGCGCCAAGTGGGGACACATGGCGCAAACACTGCAATTTGAGAAGAGTTATCAAAACGTACTGATTCCCGCAGAGCCGGGAACCAGCGAATACCTGCAACTTATCCCCGTAGGGCAACTGCTTTGCGGTGAGTTCCGCAAGCCCCGGAATTACGCATTCCACAAAAAGTTCTTCAAGCTTCTGACTCTCGGGTATCACTACTGGACGCCTTCCGGTGGCCTCATTGAGCCCGCTGAGCGCACCCTCATATCCGGGTTTATCGACTTCCTCTCATCCGACTTCGATCAGCGCGCTGCGCTCCAGAACGCCGCGGAGATGTATCTCTCCTCTGTCGGTATTTCTCGTTCCCGCGATATGGCGCTGCTGAAACACTTCGAATCATTCCGCGAGTGGGCAACCATTCAGGCTGGCTTTTACGACGAATACCAGATGCCTGACGGTAGCCGTCGTCGTGTCGCAAAGTCGATCTCCTTCGCCAGCATGGACGACAGCCAGTTTAACGGCGTCTACAAATCAGTGCTGAATGTGCTCTGGAACTACATTCTGCGTCGCAAATTCCACTCGCCGGCTGAGGCTGAAAATGCCGCCAGTCAGCTGCTGAGCTTTGCGGGGTGATGGCTATGCAATGTCTTCTCGCCAAAGTAATGGAGCGCGGCATCTTCCGCGTGCCGGCGCGCCGCAAGCGCAAAGTCGAAGTTAAGCCTTCCGACATTCCCACCTTTCACTATACGGCTCACCTGGCAGATGTCCGCTGGCTGCGCCGTGCTGCCAGAAGGAAAATTGCATGAGCCTCTACCGAAGCATTAATGGTGCTATCTGGCGCAACATCTGGGTTGTTGGAGATCTGCATGGGTGCCATACGCTGCTGATGAACGAGCTGGAGAGGGTCAGTTTTGACCCATTGTGTGACCTGCTGATTTCAGTAGGTGACCTTATCGATCGCGGGGCGGAAAACGTCGAATGCCTTGAGCTAATCACAATGCCCTGGTTCATGGCCGTGCGCGGAAACCATGAGCAGATGATGCTCGACGGACTATCCTCGTCCGGGAACGTGAATCACTGGCTCGCTAACGGTGGCGGATGGTTCTTTAACCTTGACTACGACAAAGAGCGCCTGGCTATCGCGTTGACGCATTTGGTTGCAGGTTTGCCACTTATCATTGAGGTAATGACCGAGGGTAAGAAGGTGGTGGTCTGCCATGCTGACTACCCGCATAACGAATACTCATATGGCAAGCCCGTCGATGCAGAACAGGTGATCTGGAATCGTGAGCGAGTGAGCGCGGCTCAGGATGGGATTGTGAATGAAATATCCGGTGCAGACCTGTTTATTTTTGGGCACACCCCAGCACATCAGCCAAGCCAGTACGCCAATCAGATGTATATCGACACCGGGGCTGTATTCTGCGGCCGCCTGACCTTGGTGCAGATCCAGGGTGGTGCGAATGCGTAAACCAGCACGTCGTAAATGCGCCCACTGCCGCGAATGGTTCCATCCTGCCCGGGAAGGGCAGGTGGTATGCAGTTTTGACTGCGCCAGCGCGATCGGCAAAAAACAGACAGCAAAAGCCCGGGAAGATGCTAAGCAGAAGGAGGCTCAGCGCCAGCGTACCGAAGAGAAGGCGGGGCGCCAGCGCCGTAAAGCAAGATTGGCTGAGCTCAGACCTAACGGTTACTACAAAGCCCAGGCTCAGAAGGCATTCAACGCCTACATCCGCGCTCGTGATGCTGGTTTGCCATGCATCAGTTGCGGCGAGACCAACCCGCCTGATCTGCATGGCGGCCAGTGGGACTGCGGCCACTTCAAAACGGTCGGCGCTTACCCTGAGTTGCGTTTTGAAGAGCGCAACGCCCATAAGCAGTGCAAATCGTGCAATGCCGGGTCGGGGAAGTACACAGCCAAAGAGGCGACGGTTGCTCAGCAATACGAAGCTGGCCTGGTCGCTCGTTACGGACAGGAGTATGTCGACTGGCTTAACGGACCCCACGAAATGACCAACTACCGCCGGGAAGACTTTATTCGCATCCGCGATGAGTACCGCGCCAAGCTCAAAGCACTGAAACAGCGGGAGGCCGCATGAGCCGTGACGTTATCGAACGCATCCGCGACCGCTGGCAAAAGCTCCGCCTCCTGCGTAGCCGCGGCACCGTACTGGTTGACTACCGCATACTGCGAAATTTCGTTCGCATCTATCAGACCCTGGGAGAGACAGCATGAAACTGGAATTAACCAACGAACAGCACCAGTGGATAGATCAGTGGCTCCAGCTTTGGGGCGCATGGTGCCAGACAGGGAAGATAGACAAGGCGATGATAAATATGATTGCCAAGTTCATGGCCACGGTTGAACCGCAAGCACCATCAAGGCCTGTATGCAGCGATGATGATGGGTTGCTGATTGATGCCGTAATCCGACATTACCTGAAAAACGTAGATGAGAACGCATGGAAGGTGATTTTTGCCTATTACGTCTGTAACTCAAGCGAGATAAGGATCGCTTCATGGCAGCATGCTGTGAGCAAACCTCGCCTGATGAAGACTCGCGCCGGAAACCAGTATAAGCACCCCAGCATTTCAACCATCCGGCGGGAAGTTAAGCAGGTTATCAACGCGGCACTCTTCTGCCTGTACCAGCCGCTGCAAAATGCGTTTAACGATCGCGAAAGTATGAGGAAAATTGCAAAAAATAGTCATAACGTGCTTGCATTTCAATGAACAAATGAGCAATATATTTAGTGTAGGTTGCCGTATTTGCGTTTGACCTATCAGAACACCGAGCCTCGCCATCGTGCGGGGCTTTTTTATGCCTGCGATCCGGTCAGGGCTCTTGGGTAGAGACGTGCCGCACGACACGTTAAAGCCCTACACGCGCAGAGCCCTGAACCAGATTGAAGTTACTCAGCAATAAGAAAACTGCATGTCATCATTTGCTTATATCTTATTGACCAGAAAATTAACGTGTTGTTAATCTATTCGTGTGGTGAATCCCCCTATGCGGAGGGGCGACCAGTCACTTACAGTGATCTGTAAATGCAGCGCGGGCCATGCCGACTGGGGCATGCTCACCGGGAGGCACCCGGCACCACGCAGTACTACTAAGACATTTGGTAGTGGGGTTGCCGTTTCGGCTTCTCCAGCTATGTTTAAAAGGTAGTAACGGAAAACGAGCGCTCTCCTGGTAAATTGGTAGCTCGGACTATTAGGTGCGCCTCGAACCGTTGAAGAATCAGTATTGCCTACCTTCTGCCCGCCCCTCTGAGCGGGCTTTTTTTCGCCTGATTAAGGCATTGCTACAAACCATAAGACATTTAAGGGCTGCGCTTTAGCGTGGCCTTTTTTTATCCGCGCCACGCCCGGCGCATAAAACCTGCAGAGCTTTTCGGGGTGAGCCTTTGGAATGGTCGTGTGACTGTTCTGCAGGGCGACCACTCCGGGCGAAGGCTCACCTCAAAAGGATAGTCACATGAAAAAAGTCATCATGGCCGCTATTGCGGTCGCTTCGCTGTGCCTGAGTAACGCCGCTTCGGCTGCGGATGTCGTTATCACTACGGGTCAACAGGGCCTGACCTATAACGCGGTGTACGGCGTTAATCTCGCCAGCGCACTCAGCGAGTATGGTTACAGCTCGACGGTGATCCCCAGTAAAGGCTCTCTGGACAATCTCGACAAGGTCGCCAGCGGTACCGCCCAGATCGGTTTCACTCAGGCTGATGCTTTCCAGTTCTGGCGCAGCCGCCACAGCAACGAAGCGCAGAAGGTGGACATCATCGGCGAGCTGGCTGATGAATGCGTTTTTGTCGCGGTGAAGAAGGGCGGCAAGGTCAGCGATGAAGGTGATTTAAAGGCAGGTGTGAAAATCGCGGTCGGTGAGCCCTCCAGCGGATCGTATGCATCCTGGCAATATCTGCAGGGGCTGGAAAAGGATTACGCCAAAGTAGAGACCTATGCCAAAGGCGGTGTGCGCTCGCTGGCGAAAGTCACCACTGGCGAGTATGACGCCTTCCTTTGGGTGTCTGCGCCGGACCGGTCGAATAAGTTTCTGGAGGCGGTTAATCAGGAAGGCAGCGGCCTGACGATGATCGATATGAACGGCTGGCACGTTGACGATAAATTGCCGAACGGGAAGCCGGTGTACGAGATGAAAAAGGCGGTTACCGAATCCGGCTGGCTGAGTGATTCGAAGGTGAAGGTTCCCTGCACTAACACGCTGGTGGTCGCCAATACCGATGCCGGTGATGACATGCTGGAAACGGCCTCGACTGTCCTGCTGAAAAACCTGAGCCGGGTACTCGGCACCAACGGTAAGTAATCATGCTGCGCAGGCTGTGTTTCTGGGCGCTGTTTGTCGTTCTACTGTTCGTAGCCTGGCGGGTGGCTGGCATGCTGATGGATCTGGTTCTGCTGGTGGTTATCGTCGGGGCGCTGGCGGTGTGCTGGCCAATCAGAATAAAAAGAGGCTGACGGGCTCAGCCTCTTTAAGATAAAGATCAGTGCATGATCAATACCGCTTCTTAAAAGTATTTTTAAGCTTTTTCCTGTCCTTGGTGTAAGAAACGAAAGAAAGTACAGCGACTATAAAAAGAACTACCGCCAGTGCTAAAATGATTAAATTTGCCATGCAGGTTTAATCCCTTGAAATGTATGTGGACATTTTTGTTTTTTTGTGGGGAGGATTCTATGGTGAGGGTAAGAAAAATCCTAATCAATAGTTTTGGTAAATTTATAATTTTAGATGATTTTTTATTGTTGTTATTGAAATTATATTTCATGCATTGATTATGCATAATCCGACTGATTATTGAATCTTAAGGAAGAAGTTAGCGCACTGGTATCGCAGCGTGTTGACTAAGTGAATGTTGCATAGCTAATGTATGCGCGTGATGAATCCCCCTATGCGGAGGGGCGTAACCTCAGCTACCGGAGATAAGCTTCCACCCTTTTCTGATTAGCATGGTTAATGCGAGTTAAGGTGTTTAACCAAAGACTCACCGGGAGGCACCCGGCACCACAGCCATTATAAAAATGATGATAGCCGGAAGGCCCACTCGGTGGGCCTTTTCTTTGGGCGAAAAAAGCCCGCTTAGAGATGGTTAAATCAGCGGGCGCATTAAGGTGACATGCAAAAGTTGGACACCTGATGGTTCAGCTCAGGTAGCGCGATAATATCACTGCTTTTAAAGAAGTAAATCCGAATCACAGGGCTGCCAACAGGCGGCTCTTTCTGTTTTGGTCGCCAGAACGTCACTCACTTTGTGCTTTGTCGTAAATTCATCTGGTGGCCATTCCCCACTTCACACAGCGCCATCCGTCATTAACGGAGGTGAGGCTTATGCGAATGCCCTACAAACAAGATTTCATCGCCGCTCTGCTGGCAGCTAAGGAGCAGGGTATCGGCGCAATACTGGCTTTCATCATGGCGTATTTGCGGGGTCGCTATAACGGTGGCGCTATGGCGAAGACGCTGATCGATGCGGTCATGTGCGCGATGATCGCCTGGTTCGTCCGTGACCTTCTCGACTTCATTGGCCTGAGCAGCAATCTCGCGTATATCGCCAGTGTCTTCATTGGCTACATCGGTACAGACTCGATCGGCAACCTGATTAAGAAGTTCGCCGCCAGAAAAGCAGGGGTTGATGATGCTGGAACTCAATAAGCAGCGCAGGGCATTTCTGGATATGCTCGCCTGGTCAGAGGGTACTGACAAGCCAGGGCAGAACACCAAAAACAGGGGTTATGATGTCATTGTCGGCGGATCGCTTTTCTCTGACTACAGCGACCACCCACGAAAACTGGTCAACCTCCCCAAGTTGGGCATCAAATCTACCGCGGCTGGGCGTTACCAGTTGCTTTCAAAATGGTGGGATGCGTACCGGAAACAGCTTGGACTGAAAGACTTCTCTCCAGCCTCACAGGACCAGGTGGCACTGCAGCAAATCAAAGAACGTGGCGCGCTTCCGCTCATCGATAACGGGCAGATTCGGCAAGCTATCGATCGTTGCAGCAATATCTGGGCGTCATTGCCCGGGGCAGGCTATGGCCAGTTTGAGCATAAGGCAGACAACCTGATCGCAAAATTCAAAGCCGCTGGCGGCGTTGTAGCCGAAGTACAACCATGAACCGGTTAACCGCCATTATCAGCGCCGTAGTGATCTGCCTGATAGTTAGCCTCGGATGGCTGGCCAGTCACTACCACGATAACGCGACCGAATTCAAAAGGCAGCGGGACAAAGCAACCGAGCAGCTCAGCCTGGCGAAAGACACCATCGCTGACATGCAGGTAAGGCAGCGAGACGTCGCAGCGCTCGACGCCAAATACACGAAGGAATTAGCCGATGCGAAAGCTGAAAATGATGCTCTGCAGCGCAAGCTTGATAATGGTGGTCGGGTGCTCGTCAAAGGCAAGTGTCCAGTGTCAGCCTCAACCAAAACCGCCGGCGCCGCCAGCATGGGCGATGATGCCACCGTCGAACTCTCTGCAGTTGCTGGACGAAACGTTCTCGGTATCAGAGCCGGCATCCAGCGAGATCAGACGGCCCTGAAGACGCTGCAGGAGTACATCAACACTCAATGCAATTGAGATAGCACTTCTCCATTCCCATAAGAAAAATGGTAAATGCGGCCATAAGAGCCGCTCTTATCGTTTATTGCATTGTAAGCAGAATGCAAAGACTAGCTGTTTTATCTACTTTAATTTAGATTTCAACAGGTTGCGCATTTCTTTTTTGGCTCTGTGAATAAATTCGTCCTCATTCTCATTGGCTTGAGGATTACCAATTTTATCTTGAAGCTCGTCAAGAAATTTTTCATCGGTCACCAGTTCAGCAGCTTGATTGGCAAAATCAGATTGCTTATCTCCACCAATGCCTAACGCTCTGGGACCTATACAAGAGATTTTGGTGTAAATCTCAGTTGCCAGAGCAGTAGATGCAGTAGATTGTGTTGTCGAATGGTCTGGAAGCTGTTTATTAGCTCCAGAGATGACATTGCGCACCACATCTTTAAGCTTAACCATGCTTCACCTCATTTTTACTATCGCCATAATACTTGCGAAAAATCCCTTCAAATGCATCAACAAGGATGTTGATGATTTTATCTTTCTGCTCGTTGCTTAGGCCTGACCATATGGAGGCAAAAAAACCGAAAATTTTCAGAAAAATGTTTATCACTGCAATACCTCATGGCTGGATGATAGGAGCGACATTAATAAGTATCTTGCATGCCATTACTTTGAATAAAAATGACATTACTTCACAAATACAGATATTGGATAACGCTTACAAGTGTTTTCAGTAGATTAATTGATATCACAAAGGCCACCTTTATGGAGGGCAGTTCATTAACCGGGTGGCTTTATTAATGGCTTTAACCACAGGAACAGAACCATGGCAACACCGGACTGGGAGGCCATCGAGACGGCGTACCGGGCCGGGATGATGTCCCTCCGTGAAATTGCAGCGCAACACGGCATTAGCGAAGGCGCTATCCGTAAGCGCGCCAAGCGTGACGACTGGTCTCGCGACCTGGCCGCAAAGGTAAAGGAACGCGCTGACGATCTGGTACGCAAAGCAGAGGTACGCAAACAGGTACGCAGTGAAGTCACTTTGAACGAGCGCGTACTGATTGAGGCTACTGCAGAGGTAATTGCCAGTGTCCGCATGGAACATCGCGGTGATATCAAGCGCGCCCGGCAGATAACGAACGCACTGTTTGATGAGCTGGATGCCGAGTGTGCTGATGTGGCCGCGCTGGAGAAGCTCGGAGAGTTGATGCTTGATCCCGACGACAAGGGCCAGGACAAGCTCAACGAGATTTACCACAAGGTCATCAGCATGCCGGAGCGCGTTAAATCGGTGAAAGCTCTCAGCGAAGCGCTGAAGAACCTGATCGGACTTGAACGCCAGGCCTACGACATCGACGGGCCGGAAGGCGACAATTCTGTTAAGCAACTCTCTGAACTGATGGATTCCTTGTCTCAGGGGGCGTAATGAAGCCTGAGCATCTCAAGCTGCTAGCTGATAAAGACTGGCGGCTTAACAATCTTTACTGGATCACCGACAAAGAAGGTAAGCCGACTCGCTTCAGAATGACGCCGGAGCAGCGGGAATACTTCGAGGGGATTCACACCCGCAACATCATCCTGAAAGCTCGCCAGCTCGGATTTACCACAGAGGTGTGCATCATCCAGCTCGACGCTGCTCTGTTCGAGTCGGCAAAGTGCGCGCTGATCGCCCACACGCTGAATGACGCAAAGCGCCTGTTCCGGGAAAAGGTGAAATATGCCTACGACAAGCTGCCGGCCGAGATAAAGGCAGCCAACCCGGCGAGTAACGACTCGGCCGGTGAGCTGGTCTTTAAGAAGGGCGGTTCTCTCTACGTCAGCACCTCATTTCGTGGCGGCACGCTGCGTTACCTGCATGTTTCCGAGTTCGGAAAGATATGCGCCAAGTATCCGGATAAAGCCCGTGAAATCGTCACTGGTGCGTTTGAGGCGGTATCGACAGGTTGTTTCGCAACTATCGAGAGCACCGCGGAGGGCCGGGCGGGTTACTTCTTCGATTACTGCCAGGCGGCAGAGAAAGCGCTGCTGCAGGGCAAGCCGTTATCTGCGCTGGACTGGAAGTTTTTCTTCTTCTCCTGGTGGAAGAATCCACAGTACGCAATTGACCCGGTAGAACCGCTGCCGGCGCGCCTGCTTGAATACTTCGCTGAGATGGAGGCGAAACACGGCATAGTCGTTAACGAACGTCAAAAGGCGTGGTATTACGCCAAAGAAAAGACGCTTGGCGACGACATGAAGCGCGAATACCCGACCATTCCGGCAGAGGCGTTCCAGCAGTCGGTCGAGGGCGCGTACTACGCCAAACAATTCCGCTGGCTCTACACCAACAAGCGGATCGGCCAAATTCCGGATAACTCACATCTACCGGTTCACACGTTCTGGGATATTGGTGTGGGCGACTCCACGGCGATCTGGTTCGTTCGCGAGGTCGGCGAAGAGTTCCACGTCATCGACTACTACGAAAACTCTGGCGAAGGGCTTCGGCACTACATGAAGGTGCTGAAAGACCGCGGCTATGAGTACGGTGAGCACTGGGGACCGCACGACATCGAGAACCGCGAGTTTGCAGCTGATGCGAAGTCTCGCAAAGAGCTGGCGCGCGAGGGCTACGAGATTGACGGCCGGATGTATTCGATGAACTTCCGCGTTGTGCCGAAAGCGGGGATCGACACCGGCATCGAGTCGGTGCGTGAAATCCTCAAATCCTGCGTTTTCGATGAGGAGAAGTGCGCTGTTGGCATTTCCCACCTCGAAGGTTACCGCAAGGAGTGGGACGACAAGCGCGGCTGCTGGAAAGACAAACCCCTTCACGACTTCACATCGCACGGCGCCGACAGCTTTCGTTACTTTGCCGTGGCGAAGAACAACCGCAAGCAGGTCGGCACAGTATTCTTCTAAGGAGCATCGCCAGTGAGCGAACAAGATAACGGCCTTCAACTGGCTGTGAACAATCTCGCCACTGAAATGCGGCGAGCGAATTACCTTAACGCCATCGGTATCGGCGGGGGTAATACCAAGCGCCCGACGCTCTATCAGGAGTTCGGTTATCCGCGCACCATTACCTTCCATGACTTCTACAACATGTACCGGCGCAACGCCGTCGGCTTCGCTGTGGTGCATCGTCTTCTGGATGGTTGCTGGCAGGACTATCCGGTCATCGTTGATGGTGATGAGTCCAAGGAGGCGAAGAAAACTAACCCATGGGAAAAGAAAGTCACCAGGTTCATGAAAAAATGGTGGCCGAAGGTGAAGGATGCCGATCGCCGCAATATGGTCGGGCGTTACTCCGCACTGCTGCTGCAGGTAAAAGATAACAAGCCATGGAGCGATCCAGTAGATACCAGGCTGGTGAAATCCCTGGGCGAGTCAGCGCTGGTAAAACTTATCCCGGTATGGGAGCCGCAGTTAACTGTCGCAGAATGGGATAACGATCGTCAGTCTGAAACGTTCGGCCAGCCGAAGATGTTCAACTTCAACGAGCAGCCGGTTGGAGATGAGGCTTTCGTCGGACCGACGCGCGGTGAGCCTGTGCATCCGAGCAGGGTGATCCTGTTCTGCGAAGGTTCAGAGGATGACAACGTTCTGTCGGGCATCCCTCTGCTTGAGGCCGGATACAACAAAGGGCTCGACCTTGAGAAGATTTCCGGCGGTGGCGCAGAGGGCTTCCTGAAGAACGCCAGCCGGCAGATTGCGGTTGAGTTCAGCGAAAAAACCGACATGGCAACGCTATCCGATCAGGCTAAGAAAGCTGGTTATACCGACCTCGGCGAAGCGATGGGCGACAAGGTCAACAAGCTTAACCGCGGCACCGATGCGGCGGCGGTTATGCAGGCCGGGCAGATGCACGTTCTAAGCGTGACACCAGGCGACCCGGGGCCAACGTGGGAGGTCACCGCCAACGAACTGGCGGCATCAGTTCAAATCCCGTTCACCATCCTGTTTGGACAGCAGACCGGGCGCCTGGCGAGTGATGAGGATAAAACCGACTGGGCCATTCGTCGCAATACCCGCCGCAACGGCTTCCTGACTGACCGAATCACAGCCTTGCTGGAGCGCTTCTGGACCCTGGGCATTATCGATCCGCCGACAAATGGAGAGGTCACCATTTCATGGACTGACCTGCTGGCCCCGGGCGAGAAAGAGAAAATCGAGAACGCATCGAAACTGGCCGATATCGTTCAGAAAACTTCTGGCTTCTACGGTGGCGAACCGCCATTCACGGCCAACGAACTTCGCGAGATTGTAGGCCTCGACCCTCTGCCTGAGCCAAAGCAACCACCTAACCCGAATGACAAGGTGACAACCGATGATCCACTGGCCGATGACACCGGAGCAGACGGCAAAGGTGGGGCTGCCGATAGTTCCGCGCAGCAAGGTTGACCCGACTCGATCAGCGAAGCAGGTCAGCGCGATGTTCCGGGATATCGAGGACCGTTATCTCGGCATCAAGCGTGCTCTGAAAGCACTGTTTGACCAGCGCCTGACCGGGAGAGAGCGAGAGGTTAACAGCCACAACTGGCATTTCCTGTGTCACGTTAACGGTGCAGAGCCAACGCTCTACCAGGTCAACGCCGGCAAGTTTATCTATGACATGTCAGCGCAGGAACTGGCCGACCTGCTCGAAGCGGTACAGGGTATTCTCGACGATTACCTGCTGGAAGGCGGCGAACAAAACCTCTGGGCGATGGATTACGTCGCCGCAGAGGCGCAGCGCGGCACGCTGGAGGCCTTCAACAACCTCTCGCAGCAGTCGCAGGTGTACGCCAGCCAGACGACGCTACAGCAGCTTTTAAGCAGCCCTGGTCACCTTAATCAGGTGGCAGCCGCCAGACTGACAACGTTCAGTGACTGGAAGGTCATCAGCGACACCGCCCGTGGCGATCTGACCAACATCATCACCGATGCGGTCGCGCGTGGGGTGAATCCTCGCGAGACGGCCAGCGTCATCAGCAAGCGCCTCGATGTGTCGATGTCGAAGGCCAAGACCATCGCTCAGACTGAGCAGGTCGGCGCGCTTCGCCAGGCGCAATGGAACGAGACGGATTGGGCGGCGGATCGGCTTGGGCTGAATACCGGCCTGCTGTGGCTGTCGGCGCTCAAACCGACGACGCGCAGCTGGCACGCCAGCCGTCACGGCAAGGTCTACACCACCGAAGAGGTGCGGGACTTCTACGCCGAGAACGGCAACCGGTACAACTGCTATTGCAGCCAGATTCCGGTGCTGCTCAATGACGACGGCAGCATATTCAACAAAGGGCTGCCTGAACGACTGGAGAAAGAGCGTCGGCAGTGGCATCCTGAAAGCAGTTAGTTAAGGAGGCTGTATGGCTAAACGTGGCGATAACTCTAATTATCTTTATCACTGGATTAAATCTGACCTAAGTCTCAACGCTTCATTGCAAGATCATTACGAAAGCGCATTCAAAACGCTATTACTGATTCTTGGCGATCTTGCCTTGAAATCTGGTAAAGCTTTGGGTTATAGAACCGGTCATAGTTGTATTTGTTTTACTGAAACACCAGTCTGGTTTATGTCTGATGATAAGTCTAAATATCAGCCATTTGGCTTTGAGTTTAATAAGAGAGATATATATAAGATTGGTGGTGAATATGTTATTTACTGTTCAAGAGAGAGTTCAAAAAAATTACCTCAAGAGTTTATGTGGAAATGGATGATACATGAACCCCTAAGTCAAACTACGCAAACTCCATATGGGATAGACTTTACTTGGGAGCGGGAGGTTAGGGTTAATAGTAGCAGAATAAATTTCTTAGGTCCGAGTGATATCGTTGATCGTTCATCCTTAAGTAATGTAATGTTTGCATTTACTTGTATATACGTACCTTCTATTTATTGGAAAGGTCGGTTTCTTAAAGAGGTGGATGTACTATTAGATGGGTGGTTGAGTGAATTAAAAAATGAAAATAATTATTATCTATATGAAATATTCTATAATGAAGTGATAGAAGAGCTAACAAGATCTATTCAGGTTTTACCATAAGGTCTGAACATTTTTTTGATACGTTTTAATTTAGGTCGCTTCGGCGGCCTTTTTTATTGCCTGAAATCCACCAATGAGGACCCAGCATGAAACGCAACCGCGTTAACGTGCTGACCGTCGTCAACTCCGCTTCAAACATCACCACTGAAACCATCGACGGCAAGCCACATATCGTGGTTCGCGGCATCACGCCTGTCGTGGACGATATTGTGATGAACCGGAAGTTGTACCCGGCAGCAGAAATCGAAAAGGCCTACAACACGCTTGAGCGTAACCCGATGCCGCTGGGCCACCCGAAGGTTGACGGCAAGCATGTGTCTGCTCGCGATGTCCGGGCGGTGAATGAATATCACGTAGGTGCATGGCTGCAGAACGTCAGCCACGAAGGTGGGAAGGTGACGGGTGATATGTACGTTAACCGCCAATACGCCGAGTCAAGCGAGAAGGGCAAGCGCCTGATTAACCGACTTGATGAGATGATCTCCGGCACCAACTCAGAACCCATCCACATCTCCACAGGACTGCTGTATTCCGGCATTGCCGCTAATGGCGAGTCGAAGGGTAAGAAGTACAACGAGATCGCCACCAACATGATGTTTGACCATGTGGCGGTGCTGCTCGATGAGCCTGGCGCCGGAACGCCGGAAGAAGGCGTCGGCATCTTCGTCAACTCAGAAGGTCATGAGCAGCAGATCGAAGTTGCTCGTCTTGCTGATGGTATCGACTGCACCCGAGAAGGTCTGCTCAACAAGACCAAATTCTTCTTCACCAACGCCTCCAACTTCTCTTTTGATGACATTTCACGCGCCATCAGCGACAAGCTGCGTGAGGGTGACACAGAAGATAAGTGGCTATGGCCAGAAACGGTGTGGCCAGACAGCTTCATCTACCGCGATGAAGCCAAGTATTTCAAACAGAAGTACCTCATCGATGACGACGGCAAAGCCGTGTTTGTCGGCGAACCTGTAGAAGTCGTGCGCAAACCCATTGAGTACGAGATTAAAACCAACGGAGAGAACGATCCGATGAAAGAACTGATTATCAATGCGCTCCAAGCCGCGGGTAAGCCGACTGAAGGCAAGTCCGATGCCGAACTGATGGACGCTTACAACCAGTTAGCGGCAGAGAAGGCGGCAGCCAAGAAAGATGGCGGCGACGAAATCGATCCCGCTACCGGCAAGCCTAAGAAAAAAGAGCAGGCCAGCAACAGCGAAGAAGCGCCGGCATGGTTTAAGCCATTTGCTGATGATTTGGCAGCCGTTAAGTCAGGCCTTGCCGTGAACGCTGACAAAGAGAAAGGCGAAAAACGCGCTGCCGTAAAAGCGAAATTCGGGCTGGATGACCTGGCGGTGAATGCGCTTGACGGCACCGCCCTTGATGGCCTGTTTGCTCAGTGCCAGACCTCTACCGGCCTGAATGGTGCATTCCTTCCGGTCAACAACAACGATTCTTTCAGCGAAATGCCGGAGTAAAAAATGGCTAAAGACGGGAAACACGTAATTCACGCGGGCGGGATTTTCCCCAACCCGCAACTTAATCGTGAAGGTTCTGCGGCCGCAGCGTTTCTGCCGGGTACCGTAATCTTTTTCAGTGCAGCCAAGCCTACACCGTCTGTTGATGGCGCTGAAGACGCGATTCTTTACGTTGCTAACTACGACTATTTGCGCTGCAAAACGGTTGACGATGCCTATGCGATCGGTGACTGGGTGGTAAACATCCAGCCAACGCCGGGCGTTTTCCTCAACGTTCGCGCTGCCGCTGGTACCTACACCAAGGGCCAGCCGGTTTCTGTGGCCAATGGCCAAATTAAAGCACTGGCAGAGGGTGAAACCATCTTTGCCTATGTCGAAGAAGACAAGTCCCTGACCGCCACAGCAGGCGATCTGGTTCGCGTCGTGTTCAAGTAAGGAGAGACTGAATGTTTGTATTTTCCACCCGACGCGCGACTGAGACGGGCAACCTCGAAGCGAACCAGGCGCAGTTCAATGAGCTGCAACTGGCGCGCAATATGAGTGCTCAGGCCGTTGCTGATTTCGTATCCCGCACCCGCTGGCGTGGTGATGCGGCAAACACTCCGGCGCTGGACGCGACGAACGCTGTCGACGATATCCGCCGCCTGTATCGCGCTTATGATCAGACTGTGCTGGCTGAATTCGAACCAACTACTGAATTCACTCTGCTTAACGACCTGATCCCGTTGTCCCGCTCTGTCCGTCTTGAAGAGTCCGTGTACGAGTATGCTCGCACCGGTGGCCGCGGCTGGGCGCATACCTCCATGTCCGGCCAGATTGGTGCGGCGCTTGATGCGCGCGCGTACACCTTCGACGGTACGATGGTTCCGATCCACGACTCTGGCTTCAAATTCCAGTGGCGTGACCCTATTTTCAACAAAGGCTCCGCTCTGGCTTCTCTGGCCGACGCTCAGCGCGGCTCTGTTGATGATGTTCGTCGTCAGTACGTGGATTACGTCTTCAACGGTTTCCGTGACTCTGCTGGCAACTATATCGCTTTTGATGGCAAGACCTGGAAGGGGGTAAAAGCCGATGAGCGGGTGCAGATTGTCGATCTCAGTGCTTCCGGCCTAAATATCGACTTCACCAGCTCAAGCGCAACGGCTGAGCAAATCCGCAATGCAGCCATTGCTCTGCGCGACGTGATGAAGCTGACCAACCTGCAGTATGCACAGCAGACCTGGTATGTTTCAGGCGAGATCACCTCAAATCTGGAACGCTACTTCAGCGACAACTACCAGTCTGACACCATCCTGCAGGAGCTGCTGAAGCTTTCTGGCATTGCAGCCATCAAAGAAGATGCGCAGTTGTCTGGTAACCAGATCCTGATTGTTCCGCTTACCGCCGGCGTTATCGCTCCGATTGTCGGCCAGGCGGTCGGCACCGTTGCTGACCCTCGCCAGTTCTATAACAGTGACTACGTCTGGCGCACCTGGGGTGCGATGGGCTTGATGGTTAAGACCGACATCAACAATCGCAAATCCGTTATTTACGCGCATAGCTAAGGGGTATTTATGGCACTGGTAAAAGTGGTTCGCGATAACCTGATTTCCGGTGCCAATCTCCAGAAGCTGGAGGTTGGCGCGCAGGTCTCGGTAAGCGGCGATGTCGCCAAGCGCTGGGTGGCCGCCGGTCTGGTTGAAATCATTAGTGATGACGACCAGGCGCTGGAAGTGGCTACACCGGGCAATGATGCTGCAGAGCAGGCAGAGCAGGCAGAGCAGGCAGAGCAGGCAGAGCAGGCAGAGCAGGTAGAGCAGGCAGAGCAGCAGGAAGAATCTGCCAGCAAATCGAAGAAGGCGAAATAACCATGGCTGACCCAATCACAGCGGCAGACGTGCAGGCGTTCCTCGGTGAATTGGGTTACTCCATCCCGGCCGCTCTGCTCGATCCGATTCTCTGCGTGGTGAACAAGATTATCCCGTGCCTCGATGGTGCTGGATACGACGAATGCACGGCAAAGCTCATTCTGATGTATGCCGCTGCGCTCATGGCGACGTCATCCGGTGCCCGGCGAATAAAATCGCAGGGGGCGCCATCAGGAGCGTCGCGCTCGTTCGATTACGGAGACGACGGCATTACCTGGCTGCGCGACTCTCTGGCGAAACTGGATACCAGCGGCTGCACCAGTGAACTACCGATCAGCGCCGGCAACAGTGTGGGCCTGTTTATGGTGGTCGGGGGCTGCTGATGGCGTGGGTTTCAGTTCAGCAACGGCTTCCGCGGACGTTTACCCGGGTGTGGGTGATCACCGATACCGGCGAGCAAACGACGGCGTACGTGAAAAGCGACGGCGAGTGGTTCATTAACTGCGACCGCATACGCGCCACAGGCGCCGTTGTGCTGCGATGGAGGGAATAGGGTATGTCAGACAAAACCAGCGGTGGGAAAATCGACGACGATGCCACGTATGGCGATGCCGGTGATAGGTCAGAAACAATTCACGTTGGTGCCATTCATTACGATATTGAAGTCAGCATAGCTGGGCGGCTTCATATGGAAGTTCGCAAACTGATTGACGTTCACGCTTTTGAGCTAACTGACAATGGCGGATTTAATTATCTGTTCATCTGGATAAATGACCATGGACTGAAGTTCATGGGCGTTAGCCTCAAAACCTACGAAGAAGCGAAAGAGCACCTTATCAATTATGACCGAGAGAAAATCACTGGCCCTTCAGGACGATGTGAGCAAATTCCGGGATTGATAAGCGCGATTTCACGAAAGATTGAGAGGTTCTCACTTTGAGCTCGATAGCCTCGTGGTCATATACCGCAACAGCGACAATCTGGCGGCGCATACGCGATGCTGACGGTAGCGATACCGACGGCGGAGGTCAGCCGTACGGGTGGGAAGCACCGATCGCTATCCTCTGCGACTACCAGGGCGGACTCTCTGCAAAAATCGGTGACCTTGGCCGGGAGATCGTGGTTAAAAACACGATATGGACCGAGTACGCAACGGCGCGGGAGGGAGATTACATCCTGATCGGCGCGTCGACCGATGCGGCTCCGCCGGATGAGGCCGATGAGATTCGGCAGATCGTCCAGTTCGCAGATACGTTCGAGCGACTGGCGGACGATTTCGCACTGATTACGGGAGTCTGATTATGGGCGCTAAAGTTCGCGGCATCCGCCAGGCCAAGGCCAACCTCGATCGCATCATCAAAGACGTCCAGGGGCGTAAAGTCGTGCGGGCAATCCAGTCTGCGATGCTTATCGGCAGCGCGCAGGCAGCACTTTACACCCCGATCGATACGTCGACGCTCATCAACAGCCAGTTCCGCGAAATCATGGCTAACGGCACCAGGGTAACCGGGCGCGTTGGTTACTCCGCCAACTATGCGGTGTATGTTCACGACCCGGCAGTGAAACAGGACTTCCGGCGAGCAACGGCCCGCAAGGAGTTCTTAACGAAGGGCTTCGAGGATACCCGCAGCCAGATTGACGCGGTGGTGAAGAAGGAGCTTTCGCTATGACCCCTCCGATGTATATGCGCCTCAAAGACCTGTTTGTGGCTGAGGGGCTTACCGCGGGGTTTAAGGTCCAGTGGCGGCAATGGCGCGACACCGGGAAAGACACGGATCAGTTCATCGTGTTCAGGCCTTCCGGCGGAACCGATATTACCTACGACCTCGGCGGCGACTGGTATGTTATGGTTGATGTGATCTCCTCGAAGGCCAATCCCGATGCTGCTGACGCCGCGGTAAACGCCATTGTCGAGTACATCAGCGCGCAATCCGGCGCCGATGATTGCGTTGGCGCGCTGCGGCTTGTCGGCAATGTGCCGGCTGCGATACCAACCGAAGAGGGCCGGTTAGTAACCCGGCTGCTGGTATCCTGCACATACGGGGAGTAACCATGATTTACCCCTTCGATGCTTCCTATGCTCAGGAAGTGCTGAGAAAACATTACCAGTATGCGGATGTCCTCGCTAATCCCCGTGAAAGTCTTGCTGCAAAGACAGCTGGGCTCATTGCTCACGACGAACACCTCTCGAAATGGGATGGTGATAAAAGCACGTCAGAAATTCGCCGGGAGTTGTCGAGAAACACCGAAGATATTGAAACCAGGGCGGCATAAACCGCCAGAATCACCCATCAGGCTGCCATATGGCGGCCTTTTTTAATTGAGAGGCATACATGCAAGGCTGCGCTAATGACACCGGCAAGCTGATTGGTAAGGTGGCCGTGCTCCGCATGGCTTTTGGCTGTGCTGATACGGTTCCTGCGCTTTCCGAATGGAAGCGACTCGGCGCCATGACCACCAAGGGCTTTGACTACTCCATGAATACCGTCACCTCTGAGGCTGACGATACGAAAGGTCTGGTTGAGAACCTGGTCAACAATATGGACTTCACCATCTCAGGAGAAGGTGAGTTCCGCAAGAAAGACAAGACGACGGAAGTCGGCGCTATTGCCATCTCGAAATATATTTTCGATGAAGTGCAGGCCGGCCGTCAGCCGACAGTCTGGGTCCGCTTCGACTTCACTGGTGAAGACGCTGGCACTTATATCATGGGCTACTTCAACACCACCTCCTGGTCTGGTGATTTCGGCACCTCGGATATTTCCACCTTCTCCGGAGAGTGGAAAGTAGCTGATGCAGACACCGTGGTATTTGAGGTCGCCCCGCCGGCGCTGGCGTTCACCACCAACCTGCCGACGACTAAGAGCGTGGCTGCCGGGTCGGCTCTGAATATGTCGGTCGTGGTTGAGGGTGGCACTTCGCCTTACACCTACGTCTGGAAGAAAGACGGCACGGTTGTCAGCGGGCAAACAACGGCGACCTTCAACAAGGCCAGCGCTGTTTCTGGTGATGCCGGGGTTTATACCTGTGAAGTCACCGACTCTTCCGCGACACCAGTCAAGATCACGTCTGCATCCTGCACGGTCACTATCAGTTAACCGCCAGGCCATTTCGTGAATAGTACAAAGGGCGTTTACGCGCCCTTGATACTGTTTATGGAGCGACTATGACCCCGATTAAAGAATTAGGCGAATGCGTTATCGGTACCGGTGATCGGGAATTCTTTTTCCGGCCGTCGTTTCGCAACATGGCACGCATTGGAGAGCCGGAGGAGATTGTTCAGGCGTTCTATGACCTGTGCAATGATGAGGCGGCGCCGTTCGTGCGGCGCGTATCTGAGGCCTATATCCGCGATGAGTACAGCCGCCTTCCTGATTGCGTCCTGCGGTTTATGCAAAGCGGCCTCCTGTCACGCAAAGCGGTCATGGCCGCGCATACGGTACTGACAGCATGTTGTGACGATGATATCGGCGATCTGGTTGGATGGATGAAGCCAGCTAAATCACGTAAGCGTGGCTTTGTCTGGCGTCCGGGCGGCATGCCACCGGAAAGTATGGTCATCGTCGCGCAAAACCTGATGATGCACGGCATCATCGGCAAAGCGAAGGTGCGCAAGCTGCAGCGTTACGAAACGAACGAGACAACCGCAGAATTCCGCGCCGCCGACTACATCATGGCTGCGCGCAACCATTTCGGTATGAGTCGGGAAGAGGCCGAGAACCTCACAATGACCGAATTTGCATTGCTGCTTAACGCCAAATACCCAAATCAGAACGGCTTCACGCGCGAAGAGTACGACACGGTCATGGACGAAGACGATCGCCGCTGGCAGGCGATGATGGAGCAGGAGCATTCCAGGACAAACCCCAAGAAGAATTAACCTCAGCACTAACCGAATATCAGCCTCGCATCCGCGGGGCTTTTTTATATCCGTTTGTTCGTGAACGGCTAATGCCGAATCACTTCTGACGCGCCTCGCACGCGCATTTAACACAGAACCTTTCAGGATGACCCTTGAGGATGCCGGCTGGCTGTCGGTGCCCTTCTGTGGGCCGGTTTCCTGTGCGACAAGGTTCATCACTAAAAGGTAATACCGATATGTCTAATATCATCCCTATGAATTACGATGACCGTTCATTTCCTTTTGCTTCTGATTGCTGGTTCAATGCCACGGTTGCGGCAAAACACCACGGAAGGAAAGTTACTGAGTGGTTGCGCCTTCCTTCCACAAAAGAATATATGGCTGAGTTATGCCAAGAGCTTGGTATAGAAGGGTTTAATTTTAAAGGTGGGATTTTCCCACCTTTAGTTCGTATTGAAAAAGGTCGCTACGGCGGGACCTGGCTTCATCCGGAGTTGGCGGTGGAATTCGCCCGCTGGTTGTCAGTAAAATTCGCCCGCGCCTGTGATCGTCATATTAAAAATCTGCTGCTGAGTAAAAACTTCCAGCTCACCGAAGATCAGATTGTCGGCCTGATGGTGTGCCAGCAACCAACGTCCTGGGAGAAGCGCTTTAAAGACCCGTTCTATCAAGCACTGTCGAAAATGTCCGGCCTTCCTTACTTTGGTCATGTCGGTGGTTGCCCAGCTCTGTTCGGGCAGATCACCTCTCGCTGGGTGTACGGTGTAGCACTTCCTGATTATGTCTATCAGGCAGCCAAACAAGCAGCCGGGGACAGCAAGGAGAAGATTCACCAACATCTTAAGCCTGATGCACTGGAGAAGGTCGAGCTGCAACTGATCGCCGTTACCAACATTGCCAGTTGCAGCATTGACCAAAAGGATTTCGAAGCCCGCTGCATGGCTGCTTTCCCCGTTAAGGGACAAATGAAGTTGCTGTATGCGGCGGCGTGACCATGAATAACCGTATTGTTGAATGCGCCTCCAGAGCGGGGCGCGACTTATAAAGGACTACAGACCTGATTTAGTTCCAGGCGGGTGGTGATGGGGGTTGTATGACAGAGCGCGATATATCTAACCCAATACCAAGGGAAAATTACATAGATGAACATCATAATGTGAATGATGATTTTCCTCTGGAGATCATTACTGTGGAAAATAAATCTCTAGCAAGACGCTTTTATAGCGGGACCATTGCTATTTAAGATGATGAGATCACCCAAGGAGATTGATCGGTTATCCTGCTTAAAAACGCAGGAGTTGGCATGGAAACCGAATACGATTTCAAGGCAGGAACATACGACATAGCCAAGCATGAGGCTGGTCACTGGTTGTGTGCAATGGCGTTGGGGTGGGAACCAAGGAGCATTCATATTATGGTTCCTGAACACGCGAATGGTCATTATGGCTATGCACTTACCAGTCGCCGAGAACACTTACAAAGCCTTGAAGACGTAAGGTTTTACGCAATGAACAGAGTTAAGGTGCTGTACGCAGGAGTGAACGCTCAGCATTTTAATGGAAGTGTATTTGACGGTGATTCTATCCGCGCCGATATGTCCCGAGGTGGTGGTGCAAATACTGATTTCCTGAAGGCCGAAGAAATATACTTTTTCTATTATAACTGCTTAAGCAACCCCAAAGGGTGGGAGGATGAATTTCATCCGTTAATCCTTGATGTGCAGCTTCTCATCAGGATGAATTACGATTTTATCTTAGCTGTTGCTAACCGGATGATGGCCATGGCGAGTGCGCCAGGCGAGGAGATCCTTTTAACTGGGGGAGAGTTGACCAGTATCTACCATTCCTGTGATGTCAGGCTGGCTTCATTTTTACCAGAATAGCCGCTTAACTGCGGATTTTGTCGTATCGCTCCCCCTCTGCTACGATTGGCGCATCATTTACTGATGGGGATAGGGATATGAGGAAGTTTCTATTAGTGGCTTCGCTTTCGTTGGCATTCAGCACAGCTGCGTCAACAAGCTATACAAAAGAACAGCTTAATTCAATGGCCGCATCAGGGCAGTATCCTGAGCAAGAGTCTCCCGTAACTAAAAGTGTGCAAGTGGTTGATTTTGATCACTGCAAGCAAGATGCGTATAACATTTTTAGCCAGATTAGTGATAGTTATCCGGCCAATGTAATAGTAGATACGAACGTTCTTTACATAGTTAAATTCTGGACCAACGATGGAACAGTTATGATTTCCTGTTCTGAACCAGATGGAAAAAAGGTTGTAACGTCGTCTGCTTACAAATAAAGGCCATTAAAATGATGAATGAGAAGTCTATTCATAAAGAGTGCGGGGTAGCGATGTGAGGCGGTTAATCATTATCGGGCTACTTTTCTTGTCACACTTTTGTTATGCAAAATCTGATACTCAGATCATTAATGATGCAAAAGAGGCAGTAAGAAAAGAGCTATCTCAGAAGTATAAGCCGGGAGACTGCGAAAGATGGCGATTACTTGAGGCTAGCGGTAAAGCCAGAAGTGGCTCTGCTGTCATTATTTGTGACAGTAATTTCAACCCATTGTTAGGACTGGATTTCTCAGAGATAAAGGTTTTCAGGAATGAAAGCTCAAACGCTGTCTGTGGTATTGTCTCGGGACATACCGATATAAGTAAAATTGGAGGTCGGTTCGTTTATACAGATGGTGATGCAGGGCATGTTTTCATTAAGAAATCAAAAGAGCCTGCTTTCTTATCTGATAAGAGCGAGAGCGGTCGCAATATGTTGAAGTTACTGGATCAACAATTAAAAATTGAGTCCAGAAGCTGCGGCTAATGCAGAGTACGTAATTGGCAAATAATTACGAAACTTTCGTAGACAACACAAACCTCGCTCCGGCGGGGTTTTTTATTGCCCGGAGAAAGGTATGGCTGAAGGTGAAAATCTTGGCGGAGTCTACATTGAGATTGAGGCCGATGTTGCAAAATTGCTTACTGGTCAGCAGCAGGCGAATAAAGCCCTAGATAACATTGGCGATAATGCACAAAAAACATCAGGGCAATTCAAAAAGCTTGATACGCAACTTAATGCTACCTCGAAAGTGATGTCTTCAGGGTTGAAGGGAAGCGTTCAGCAGGCAGGTTATCAGATCCAGGACTTCATCGTTCAGGTCCAAGGTGGTCAATCTGCATTGGTAGCATTTAGTCAGCAAGGGTCGCAGCTGGCTGGGGCATTCGGGCCGGGTGGTGCTATCGTCGGGGCGCTAATCGCGCTTGGAACTGTTGTTGCAGGGACTTTAATTTCTTCTCTTAATGGTGGCAAAAGTGCAATGGATGCGCTTAAAGATGCCGCCGAGAGGATGAATGATGTTATCTCTATTTCTACTCAGGGTATCGCTGCACTTTCTGACAAATACGCAAACCTTGCTAGAGTGAATGCTACCGCTGCAACATTACTCAGAAATCAGGCTGCGATTGAATACAATCAGGCAATTTCAAAGATACCTAAAGCCATCGGTGATGCCGCTGACTCCTTCCTTTCATTTGGCGATAAAGCTATTTCAGCTTTTGGTGGTGGTTATGCATCAATTGACGGATTCAACGATCGGCTTAAGTCGCTAAATATCACGACAGATGATTACAAATCTGCGATGAATCAGGCGTATGGCGCGGGACAGGCGTTCTCGGCAACAGCCAATAGCATCGGCAATACTGTCGGTGCCGTAGCCTCTAGATTGGGTATTTCTGAAGAGGCGGCGTTTGGTCTTACTAAGCAACTCGCCGATCTAAGCGATAACCCATCACCTCAGGCTCTGCAGACTTTAGCGTTAAGAATTGGCGATATGATTTCGTCATCAAAAAACGCCAAGCCGGAGTTAGTAGAGCTTTACAACAAGATAGTGGACCTTTCCACCGGAGCATCTCAGGCGGCCTTTAACTTTGAAATGTTGAAGAAGTCCACTGATAACCTAACCGCCGGGCAAAAAAGCTTAATTCAGCAGTCCGAGAGGAATCTGGCGCTCTCTAAACTACAAGGTGCCGCAAGGGCAAAATTAGCGGCTCAATATGCAGCTGAGGACGCGGGATTCTCGAAAGACGATCCGCACACCAAGCGAATGATGGATGATGCTGCCGCGACTTACACCAATCTCGATTCGCATAAGAAGCTGACAGCGGAGCAGAAGAAAGGTGAGAGTCAGGCAGAGAGAAATGCAAAAGTTGTCGAAGAGTACAGCCAGAAAGCAAAATTGGCTGCCGATTCTACAAGCGAACTCTCGCGCGAACAGGCGATACTGGCAGCAAAACAGAAGTTAACGAATGCTACACCGCAGCAGGTTGCTCAAGTTGAACGTGATGCAGCGGCGGCATGGGATACGGCCAATGCTCTCAAAGCCCAAGCCGCCGCTCAAAAGCTCCTCCCTGAAACAAGAGAGAACGCCTCTTATCAGCAGGATATGAAGGATCTGAAAACTGCTCTTGATGGGAAGAGGATTACCCAGCAACAGTACGATCAAACCAGTGAGCAACTGGAGGCTCAGCATCAGGCCAACCTTGCCAAAATACGCTCACAGCAGGTGGTTAACCCCACTCAGCAGGCACTTGCCGAAGTTGACCCGGTGCAGCAACTCGCTAACCAGCACGCGCAGGAGTTGGCGCTGATTCAGCAGTTTGAGCAGCAAGGGGTTCTCGCTCATGAGAATGCTTTGGCGCTGAAAAATGCCGCTGACCGGCAGTATGAGCAGCAGCGGATCGCAGCTCAATGGGAAATCCTCAGCCAGCAAAGCCTCGGCTATAACATGCTGACGAGTGCGGTGGATGCCTTTAGCGGGAATGCCTCCAATGCAATCACTGGCCTGCTAACCGGCACAATGTCAGCGCAGGAGGCGATGCAGTCACTCGGCAATACCATCCTGAACAGCGTGATCAACAGCATTGTTCAGGTTGGCGTGGAGATGCTGAAAAACTTTATCATCGGGCAGACAATCGGGGCCGCATCCACTGCAAATGGGATGATACAGGCAGCGCTGCTGACAAACGCATGGACTCCAGCAGCCTATGCCGCCTCCGTGGCGACAGGTGGTGCAGCCGCAAAAGTGGGGGCCGTGGCCTATGGTTCTGGGCTGGCAACATCAATGGCTCTAAGCACTGTATCTGGTGCTCGCTACAATGGCGGCCCGGTATCAGCCGGCGGCCTGTATCAGGTCGGCGAGAAAGGTAAACCAGAGATCTACCAGGCCAGCACCGGCAAGCAGTACATGATCCCCGGCGATAACGGGAAGGTCATCAGCAATAAGGATATGAATGGCGGTCAGGTCCAGGTAAACATCCAGTTTTATGACCAGACTAGTGGTGGCCAGCATTCATTCCAGGCGCAGGCCAGCCAGGAAGGTAGCGTCGTGACAGTAGAGGGTTTTCTTACCGATGTTGATCGCAATGGACCAATGTCCTCTGCAATTCAAAGCGCTTTTGGTCTCGGAAGAAAAGCGCAAGGTGCTTACTAAGCCAAACCCGCTCCGGCGGGTTTTTTAATGGGTGAACATTATGAAAGTAGCAATTGAAGTTAATGGCGAGGTTATCTGGTACCGCGACAGCGATAAACAGGAGGGGATGGCGTCGTTGGGCTACTTGAAGGACGGCACACAGCAGAAAATCATTGCCGCCCTAGAGGAGGCATTATTCCAGGCGAAAGGGCAGATGCTATTGCCTGATTACGTTGATTGAATATCTGTATGTAGCGTGATGCCCGGCAGGGAGAGCCAGAACGACATTCCAGTGACCGGAGTGCGGCACCACAATGTTGGCAGGAAATTGTTTATAGAATCCTCCGTAGACCTTGCAACTTTCACCTCGCTTATATCGGTTATAAGCAGCGTCATCCATAACAAGGACGTTGATTTGGTGGGAGCACTGAACGGAAACTATTGATCCTCCCTCCATGTAATCCCTGCTGTGCGTGTAAGACATATGACCTCTCTTGCTGTGTGTGAAAAATACACAGTATCAGCGAGACACATTTAGTAACATCCTGATAAAAGATCAGTGCCGCAGCTGCGGCATTTTTTATGCCCGGAGGAAACGTGGCAACAGTTCAATACCCTCCGTTCCTGCCGCTTCCCCAGCGCGCCGATCAGAACATGACGCAGGATACAGCCTGGCAGACGACGCAGACGGCAGTCGGTCCATTGATAATCACGCCGTTCACTACGGACCTTAAAGCGACATGGACGCTGCAGTGGATATTCACGCTTGCCCAGGCAGAGAGATTTAAGTCGTGGCTGCGCTCGCCGACGTACTGCGACCGCGGGCGTAACTGGTTCCAGATGCCGATCGATTTGGGTGATACGCAGGGCGTTCAGCAGCAGACGCTGCATTTCGTCGATATGCCGGTGCAGACCAGCAAAAACGGCAACATTGTCACCTGGACCGCAACGGTTATCAGCAACGGTATCGAGGACATAACCGAGGACTATGACGACTGGATCGTTGAGGCTCAGCCTGGATATGGATACTGGCTGGATTACCTGATCACCGAAGTGATGCCGAGGGCTGACTAATGCCGACATTAAGAGAGTGGAAGGAGCGGCGGCCAGCCAGCGATATCAAACAAACGGTGGAGTTTTATCACCCTGCGTTTGGTTATTACCGGGTAGTCAATAACCTGTTTCGCCCGGCGACGTTTGGCGGAAACTCGTTCGAGCCTGCGCGGTTCAGCGTGACCGAGCCGGCGCAGGACGGAACGGCGGTCATTTCAATGATGATAACCTTTGTCGCCGCGACGGAGCATGTCCGGCAGACACTGAAAAGCTGGCGCGGGGCGGCGCGCATGACGCCGATAAAGTGCCTGTATCAGCAGTGGAACGCGATCGGTGACACGGCGTCATTGAAAGACTGGACGCTGTATGTTAGCGACATTTCCGCCGATGCCAGTAATGTCACCGTGACCGCCGGCAAGACCAATCCACTGACGCTGGCCAACTCCATCATTTACACCACGAAAGACTATCCCGGGCTAATCACCGTATGACACAGAGCGACTTTATCGGGCTTGTTAACGGCAAGCCATGGGCTAACCGCGCCTGCAGTTTTGAACAGATGGACTGCTGGGGCCTGGTGGTTCTCTATTATCGGCATGTGCTCGGCCTGGAACTGCATCACATCGCCGGCTACGAATCGGGCGCGGATTTCATCACCTGCTACGAACAGGAGCGCGCCCACTGGCGGCGTGTGCCGGTGGCGGCCACTGGATGCATCGCCGTTTTTTACCGCGGCGAAGTGCCGGCGCATATCGGTGTGATGATCAGCCCGGTTAAGTGCCTGCATGCCCGCGGCGAATTCGGTTTCGTGCGCTGCGATATCCCGCTGGCATTACTGAAGGTTTACAGCAAAGTGGAGTACATGGCGCATGGTGCGATATGAGTTACAGAGGCTGCCTGGCGCGCCGCTGCAGCGGGGAACGGTAGATGCTGGCACCACACTGGTGAGCCTGCTGGATTCCCTGCAGCTGCACCGCGATGTTATCGTGAAACTGAATGGCCGAGCGCTGCCTGACGATTACGATATCAGCCGGCCACTGCGATCTGGTGACACGGTGGCTGTGTTCGACCAGCCAGAGGGCGGGGTGGGAAAGCTCATCACCACGATATTGCGTCCGGTCACGAAAATCCTCTCCGGCGCGCTGAAGGTGTTCGGCCTGTCAAATAAGCCCAGCGCGTCAGTATCGGTGGCGACAGGCGAATCCCCCAATAATGATCTGACCGGCCAGACTAACCGCGCGCGGCTCTACAAGGGGCGCCCAAACATTTATGGCCAGTGCCGCGTGTTTCCCGATTTGATTCAGGAAGCGCTGTTTGAGTTCGTCGACAATAACAAGCAACTCACGGAGTGGTTTGAAGTCGGTTACGGCCGGTACACCATTTCCTCGATCCGCTACTCGGAATCGAACCTCGGCAGCCTGGCGGGAGCCAGTTCTGCGATTTATAACCCGGGTGACGTGATCGGCACGATTGAGGTGGGGTACCAGTTCGATGACGTCGATAACGAAACTGTCCCCGGACTGAACGAAAGCCAGGATTTTCCGGCCCAGACCGCGACCACGACGGCGCCGACATCGGTGGCGATCGAGAGTAATCAGCTCAAAGCCATTGTGCTGTCGAACGATGACAACTTTGCCTACTTCGCTGCGCTGGCGGTGCCGCATCCAGTTTCATTCGTCATCAATGCCACCTGGAACGATGGCGGCACAAGCGTCACGCGGAATGTCACCGGTGCCGGGAATATCATCTCCTCGGAGAGCTTTATCGGCGACGATACGCTTTCTTACACGACGTTCTATATCGGCGAGCTTTCGGGAGAAATTACGTCTCTGCCTGGCAATGCGGTTATCAACGCGACGCTTTTCACCCTGAACGATCAGACCCCTCTGGTTATCGGACCGTCAGTGTCGCCGATCGTCTCCACTCAGGTCTGGGTGCATGTGCTGGTCCAGCTCGGCGCGACAGCCGGCACAACGCAATACCGGATCAAGTTCTGGCAGGTCGATGACGACAACAATCAGGTGCCTGGTACGTCGGAGCAGCACGATTATTTCTTCGATAACGACTTCCAGGTAACGACCCGGTATTTCCGCACAACGCATAAGTTTGTCCCGGCTGCCGGGGCAGGGCGCTATGCGGTGACCATCGAGCGCCTCGATAACAGCAATGACGCTAACGTCGTGACGCTGATGGCGATCCACGCAGTGAACGTGCGCGAAAACGTCGTGTATCCGGAAGACACGATTGCCCGCATCACGATCAAAGGCTCGAACGACAGCAACAGCAACCGTGAGCAGAAGTACAACATGCTGGCGCAGCGGCATACCATCAGCTACGACCGGACAACCGGCGCGGTCGATTACACGCTGCGGCCGAGTCGCTCGTTTGCAGACGCCATCCTTCACGAATGGGTGGTTGTGGGTAAGCAGGACGTGGCCAGCATTGACGTCGCCGCTCTTTATGCCATTGCCGATTCGCTGCCGGATGCTCAGCTTGGGTATTTCGATTACACCTTCTCGGATGAGAAACAACCGTTGGGTGAGCGCATAGCTACGATCGCCAATGTGGCCCGCGTTGACGGCAACAATATCGGTGATGTGCTGACGTTCTGGCGCGATGAGAAGGTGACAAATCCCGATGCGGTTTTTACGCGCTCAAACATGTTCTGGGACGAGTACAAAGTCGCCTGGCAAATGTCTCTCCCCGGTGGTTACGACGGCGTGGCGCTGGATTACGTCGACCCGCTGACGAACAAGAAAGCGTACATCTATCTGCAGATCGACAGCAGCGGCATCACTGAGGTTGAGGATGCCACTGTTAACGCGATGCAGATCAGCCTGGACGGCTGCCGAAACGCCACCCAGGCAACCGACAGGGCCTGGCTTGAGGCGAGGAAAATCCTTTACTCACGCCTGACCATGACGGTGAAAGTGCTGGAAGAAACGCAAGTCGTACGCGGCACGGTGGTTCAATGTCCGGACATGTACGACAACGCGCAGCAAACCGGATACATCACCGGGCGCTCCGGAGACGAGTTTGCGACCTCAGAGCGTATCGACTTCTCACTCGGCGATATGTGGGTGGTGATGACCGACAGCCTCGGCAATTACCGCGGGCGCTGGCGGGCCTATCCGGTAAGCGGCAAGCCAAAAGCATTTCAGGCTGCAGCCGATACCTTCGATCTGAACATTTATGACCGCGAAAATGTGCAAAACCCCAGCCGTTATTTCATTGCTACCGACTCGGAACTGAACTCCACAATCTGGCGCGTCGATAGTGCCAAACCCAACGGTGACGATACTCAAACCCTCTCACTCACTGAGTATTCAGACTCGATTTATCAGTAACACACAGCAGTAATTACCAACTTCGCGCACACCATCAGATTTACTTCTGAGGGCTTCGTGCGCCTTTTATAGGGCGACATGCACAATGGCAGAAGTACCGTTACCTTCACCTACTCAGGCTCCTGTGCCAAGCACTGATATAAGAAATCAGGTTTATGCTGGAGCTATGCTTGATAAATTCATTACCAGCTCTGGAGATTTAACATATACAGACCGGTTAGGGAATGAACATCCCACCATTGATGGTATAAAAAAAGAAGTTGATGATATTACTGAAGTCGTTACTGATGCCAGAGACGAAGCCGTACAGGCTAATCAGGAGGTACAGGAAACTGCTGCTCAGTTACCAACAAAACAACAATTCACTGAGTTGCAGGTGTCTGTTGATAGCATTACTGCAGACCCAACAAATGCAATAACCTCCATAACTATACCTGCGCTAGATTTCAGCCTGGCTATTGGCAGTGCAAGCTTTGGAATGATCGCCAGCAGGCTTTCAGGATGGCAGTTTACTCATGGCGCAGATGCATCAGTAACCAAAATGATAGATTTGCCGTCGCACTGGACAAAAATGCGTATTTCTCTTATTTGGGCGAACCTTGTCGCAAATACTGGGGATGTCAGTTTTTCCGGGTTAATCCAGAGTTGGTCTGCCGGTGAGTCATTTAATCAGGCTCCAGCAGGTGGGGGAATTGTCGCAGCTGCGAACGCCACCCCGTATATAGGGATTGAAACGCAAATAGCCCTTGATCTACCAGTGGACCCAACACGGCACACCACCATTCGCGTAGGTAGAAACGGCTCCTCGGCAAGCGATACGCTCCCAACAGCAATGGTGTTATTAGCTGTAAGGCTAATTAAGGTGGCATAAATGAGCGTAACTCAAACATGGCGAACTGCAGTACCCACGCCCGGGGTTTATCGCAATTATCCACCTAACCCTTTATATGTAGATACGATAAATGGGAGCGCTTCAGGAACCGGTTCTATTGATAACCCTGTAAATATGCTATCTCTCGCTCTTGGTTTATGCGCGGGGCTTCCTGATTACGAAATAAAAATAATCGCGCCAGAAAATAGCCCTTTGCGACAAGAGGTTATTTTTGACACGTCATTAGATGTGACTTTATCCGGTGTAGATAGTGAACCTTGGTATACTTTCGGTTCGGAAAAACACACATCAGGATGGACTCAGAACGGCCAAATTTGGCGCAAAACGCTTGGCTATACATCTGTGCTCCAGGTCGTCGTCACGACGATGGCAGAGACAGTCGGCGATCGTGATGATTTCTTTTTCAAATTGGTACAGAACACAGCCACGCCAACGACACCGGCTGCAGGTGAATATGGATATTCAAGCGGGGTTATTTATGTCCGTTTGCCCGATGATTCCAGTCCTAATCTGCACACTATAGAGATATCCCGGCGTAACTTTGGGGTTGGAACAATTGGTTTCGGCCTGCTGACAGTAAACGACTGCGTAGCCAGATATTGCATGATTAACGGTATTTCATGTGGTCAATCGACTCAGCCTGCCGGAACTGGTTATCTTACTGTAAATAACTCACTTATTGAATATTGCGCAAATGGTGGTGTAGGCGGTACGGGCCGAAATGAACTTATCATCTGCAACAATGTAAAAGCGTACAGGATAAGTAATGACGGATTTAACCAGCATGCTCCGACTGGTGGCCAAGGGAAGATGATCCTTAATGGTTGCGATGGAAGCTATAACGGAGATAAGGCAGGTCAATCAGCTCAGGGAGCATCCAATCATGAGACAACGACAATGATATTAAATGGAGGAACATTTAATTTTAATGTCTCAGGTGGAATGGTAGTTATCGAAAATGCCCGCTGTGATATTCATGGTGACACGCAATATGGTCCTGTAATAATGAATGGGAACATGCGGCTTGGAAATACCGCAGGAACAATTGCCAATCAGGGCGGTTGCGCATGGCTTAATAACTCAGTTGGTACTGTTACAGGGTCTGTGACTGTAGAAAACGGCGGTGGTGTAGGCGTCAGGAGAGATTCTGGGGCTGTAGTTGATGGAATAACAACCATCCATTCAATAAATAACGCATTACCAGACATTTTGTGAGGTGAAAATGACAGTTTGCAGGTTATGCCAGGCAGAACCTATGTTAATGACAAAGCCGGAAACTGACGGGGTGATCAGCTTTTATGTTTACTATGTTGAATGCTCCGGGTGCGGAGTGGGCACCAAAAGATTTTCTGAGCAGTCCTTAACTGCAGAAGAGGCCATCCAGAACGCACAAGGCCAATGGGAGCTAATGAACAAGGTCGATCCTTAAAAGCCGTTTCGCTTGACGTGTGAAATCGATAAAACTACTGTATATAAAAACAGTATTTATCGGAGGGCAGATCATGCTTCGACAGTCAGACATCGCCGCGGCTTTCCGCGAGTCCATTTTGCGCAGTTCCAAGGGGTTCCAGTATCTTCACACACGCGACTTTGTTACCGCGCTGCGACGGCGCGGCATCCACTTTTCAGAGGTGGAAGCTAACGTCTGGATCGCACGCGAGCAGACGTATTTCGTCGATAAGACGCCGGACCATAGCGAAAACAGGCTGTGGATGATGGCCAGCATGGGGAGGGTTTTCCTTCACCCGCGACGGATTACGTTGAGCAGCGACTGTCTGTCAACTCGATCTGCAATGTCGGGCCTAACACCCGCGTTTTCGAAAGGGATGGCGGTTATGTTGTGCTGGATATCTCCCTGAAGCCAAAGCAGGGTAGTCAGGTTCTGATCCAGCATGGCGGCGGGACGGAACTTGCCACGCTGAGAGGAAAGTCGCTGATTACCGAAGATGGCGAAGCGATCGAGGGTGAAGCCCTGGACGATGTTACTGTCATCGGGGTCGTGACGTTTACTATCTGCGATGTTCGCCAGGACAACGCGGTTGTTTAGTTACTGTCAGCTCGTGGCTGCTGTGTCGTAGATGTGGCGTGACAGGAATGCACGATAAAGACAGGGATGTATTCAAACGACACGAAACGACACAAAACCGGATGCGAACGCGGAAAACATGTGTGATTACAGTGTGTTATTTAACGCTCTACTTTCTTCTAAGCCGTAGGTCACAGGTTCGAATCCTGTAGGGCGTGCCATTTAATAATCAATCACTTATCAACTTCCTCCAGTCGCTGATTTTTCCTTGTGGGACATATTTGGGACATCTTCTGCAAAAATTTGCAAAAATTGAGTCAATTTGACGTGCGTGCTCAGTTAAATGTTTAGGTGCCAGGTGAGCATATCGACGGACCATTTCGATGATTCTAATGTCTTGTAGTATCTGTCGGACGATGGCCAGTCAGAGTACAGCATTACTGCTCTGTAATATCGAACAGAATGGTTAATGCTGGTTATAGCTGAGTGCAGAATAAGCGCTCTGCAGGAATGTGAAAATATGTTGCCGGTAACAGGCTAATAGTCATTATAGCTTTAGGTTCTGTCTGACTGGGTTAAATATCGCATTTTAAGCTGGCGTGAAGTACAGTTGTTATAGATCAATATTGAACACTATTTGAAAGCATACCCTCGATGTTCATCCACTGCCTGGAAAGATCCGAATGAACATCAAATTCGTCGCCATCTCCGTATTCGCTGTTGTGTGCGTCTTTGCATCAGATATTTCCATCGCCAAATCGAATTCCTTAAGCGATGATCAGGTCAGTCAAAGGATTATTGATGACTCTGTCGCATCCTACCCCGGTACTTGTGCCTGTCCCTTCAATACCGCCCGGAACGGCAGCTCGTGCGGTGGCCGCAGTGCCTGGAGCAAAGCTGGTGGGTACTCACCTATTTGCTACAAGAAAGAGGTAACAAAGGAGATGGTTAAGGCGTGGCGACAAGAGAATCAATGATAACGATCAATATCTGAACCAGGTGATTACTTACACTGGAATAGTAGTTTAAATAATATTAAATGATTATTTCGAATACTGCAGCCTATTTGCAGTAAGCACTGTTCTGGTAGAGGCGGCAGAGGCCACGGCGTATATCTTTTTACCTTGTGATATTTGAACCCAGCAAATCTATTTCCCCTGCCTGATAGACTTAGTGTCACCGTATCCTGTTACTAAGAGCACGGGGCTACCTACTCATAAGACACTTCCTCTTCTTACGAGGAAACCGGTTAAGCGTGTTGTGTGTGGAGACAGTACCCATCAACTCAAACTGATAACAAAAAGTTTAATTTTTTTCCCCGCCGCGCTGACTATAGTTAGGGCACTTTCACTTGCCCAATAAGGTTACGATTATGAAATTAGTTATCGCCTCCGTAATTTCTCTACTCAGCTTCAGCGCGCTGGCGGCGCCAGAGGGGACGCTCAGCGTACACATTCTTAATCAGCAAACCGGGCTCCCTTCACCGGGGGTGCAGATTGAGCTGGATAAACAGCAGGGGGAGAGCTGGCAGCATATCGCCACCGGTAAAACGGATGCCGATGGGCGGATTAAATCGCTCTATCCGCAGGCGGAGAATATGGAGCCGGGGGTGTATAAAGTGACGTTTAAAACTGGTGACTATTTTAAAAGCCAAAATATGAATACGTTCTTCCCGGTGATTCCGGTTATTTTCAATGTTACAAAGCAAAATCAAAAACTGCATATCCCGCTGCTGCTCAGTCAGTACGGATACTCTACCTACCGCGGCAGCTGATGACCCAAGCCGCTATCCAGCCAACGCCTGCGCGGCTTCCGCAGGCGTCACGCTTTTCTCGCACCACGATGTCCACGCCTAACGCTCGGTCTCTTTCTCTTTAAAGTGTTTAACGGCTTCGTCGTACATCGCCAGCAGGCCGGAAATTTCGCCTTCATATTGCGGCACGCGCTGGGCGCGAACGAGCTCAATCAGCAGCGCATAGGCTGCTTCTTCCGGGGCCGCATGTGGATTAATAAGTCCAGACAT